CTAGCCTGCTGACCTGTGGGGAGGCGGAAACTGAATGATCTTCGCGCCGCCCTTGTCCGCTGTCGCGGGGAGCAGCTGAGGAGCAGACTCCGACGCGACGGATCCCGCGGGAACCCACAGGCCGCTGGGCGGCTCGGGCGTCGGCGGCACCCACTCGGTGTTGCCCAGCGCCGCGCGGACCCGGCCCCAGTGCGCGCCGGCCAGGTGGGCGTAACGTTCCGTGACGATCACCGAGTAATGCCCCAGCAATTGACACAGCTCGTCTTTGCTAATTCCACGCTGAATCAGCCAGCTCGCGTAGGTATGTCGCATGTCGTGGATCCGGACGTGCCCCACGCCCGCGGCCTGCAGCATCGGCCGCCACGCCTGCTGCGTGCGCGCGTGAGTCCAGGCGTGCCCATCGCGTCGACTGAACAGCAGGGAACTGTTGCACGCGACCGTGTTCCCGCGCGAGTCCACGTGCCGTTCCCGGCATGGCACCGCGGGATGTGTCCGCATATAATCTTTGAGTTTCCGGCTCAGCTCATCATCAATGGGCACGCCCCGACGCTTGCCGCTCTTGGGATAGCCCTTCATGATGCCGGTTGCGTTCGACCATGTCTCCTGAACCACGATTGACTTGTGCTCTGTGTCGATCCTGTGCCGGTGCAGGCCGACCATTTCACCGAACCGGAAACCGGTTCCTACGCCGAGGTCGCAGAATATTCTCATGTCCTCGTCGGGTGCCGTCGCGTGGATCTTGTTGAACTCCGCGACGGTGAGGAACCGCTCGTCGGGCAGGTCCTGTGTCGGCAGGTCAATATATTGGCACGGCGTGAACGGGATCCGATTGCGCTTCACTGCCTTCTTCATGTAGCCAGAAAAGGTGTAGAAGATGCGCTGCACAGTGCTCGCGGACAAGGCGCGTTCGCGCTCGACGTAGCCGTCGACCGTGTGCTTCACGACCCGTGTCGCGCTGAGCGCCTCGACCCATTCCTGGACGTCCTCACGGTCGTCGATATCGAGCAGCGGCACATCGCCCCATTGAGGGAGAACGTGCACGCGCAGGGCGGACTGCGTACTTTGGGGCGTCGCCTGGATCGCGGCCAGTTCGTCGACCCAGTCGCGGAACGTCCCGGTGGCGCGTGTCGCCTTCCGCGTCTTCGCGCGATTGCGCTCTTTGTCCTCGGCGACGGCCGCGGCGCGTTTCGCTTTCGCTGGGGACGTGAACAGCACGGTCTCGCCCGTGTCCTCGTCCTTGACGTAGAGCTGCTTCGATTTGCCGTCGACAGTGGCGCGGTACGCGGCACGGAACTGGCCGGGGCCGCGTGGTTCAGCCCACCCCATGGGGTCTCTCCTGTCTTGTTGCTGTGCGGTTGCCCGCCGCATCTAAGCTGGCGGCAGGTTCGTTCACCGCGCCTCGAATACGCGGACGTCCGGGACTGCGGGGGCCGGTGGCCTCGTCGTGGTAGAGCCAGAAGCGGGCGTAGAGCTCGGCCTGGATGGCGTTGTAGGCGTCCCACAGCGCCCGGTCGTCGAGGCGGTTGGGTTCGGGGAAGTAGTTCGCGCCGGCGTCGAGCAGCTCGACCAGTTCCGTGAGACGATCGGGCGAGCTGGCCGCTGCGGCGACCAGTTCGGCCGGTACCCGTAGCGCCTCGGCGATCTTGTCGTAGGTGGCGGGGTGGACGTAAAAGCCGCGCTCGACCTTCGTCCAGGTGTTGGGCGAGCAGCGGCCAGTGGCCAGCTCGGCTATGGATTTGTGGCGTCGCTCGCGGGCCGCGCGTACAGCGCGGCCGAGGTCGACTAGCGAGCGACGGTGGGAGGCATTCACCGTCATAACCGAGAATCATCCTGTTGGTGGGCGCCGTTGTCCAGTCGAAGTACAAATTCGCGTTTGACCTGCTGATCTATACGGATGTTTAGCGGAACGAATCGGGTATATCGGGCACAAACGTTCCTGATCTTGAAAAGTTGGGGTTGCTTCCCCCACGATAGCGATGCAGTGTCCTGTCTATGCCCAACCCCGAACGTGCCGTGATCACGATCAACGGCCCCGCCGTGCGGGAGATGCGCAAGCACATCGGTATCACCCCCGCACGTCTGGCCGCCGAGATCGACGTCTCGGTCGAGTACATGCGCAAGATCGAACTCGGACACTCCCGCACCGTCAGCCCCGAGGTCTACGACAGGCTGTGCTGGGCACTGCGGCTCAGCGACCGCCGGGTACTGCTGGCCGACCCGCACAGCCCCTCGTCGCCCGGCGACCACTCGATGCCGATCACCCCACCACCCGCGTCCTCGGCGCTGGACGCACCCGACGCGCTCGACAACGCACTCGACGCACCCGATCCGGTCGACAACGCACTGGACGAGCCCGATCCCGACGGCGACCGAACCTGCCTCCTGGAAAGCGTCGCATCATGACCGCCGCCATCGAACCCGCGCCGGAATGGCTGACCCCCGCCGAAGTCGCCCGGATTGCGCGCCGCTGCAAGGACACCGTGTGGGACGCACTCCGATCCGGCGAGCTGCACGGCCACCGCAAGAACAACCGCGGACCGTGGGTAGTGCATATCGACTCGGTCACCGCGTGGATTGAAGCCGACGACCCCGCCGTGGCCGCGATCTCCTCGGCGCGGATGTGCACCTGCGGCAAGGTCCGCATCCTGCGCCCCGCCTAAACCAGACTGCGCGCCGGCCCCATGCACTCCCCCGCTCTGGCGCGCGCCCCGAAAACAGACGGCCGCCCGCGTCGTCCAGCGACGCGGGCGGCCATCTGCGTTCCCCGAAGCCCAATGGAGGCATCCCCCATGAGCGAACAACATCGTATCCCCGACGACCCGGCGCCCCACGGGCCGTACCTGCCCGCGGCCGTACTCGTGTTCGTCCTCACCGGTGGCCACACACCCGCCGAGCTGATCTCGACGCGGCACGACGGCAGCCAGCGTCGCGAGCCTGTGGACGTCGCGTCGTGACCGCCTGGATGCTCCTCGCGGTCGTTGTTGCTCTCGGCATCGCCGCCATCGGCGTTGGCTGCTGGCGGGCGGTCGATCGCGACCCTGATCCGGTGCTCGCCGAGCGTCTCGGCAGCGACGACCAATGGTCGGCCCTGGTGCCCATCATGCGCTCGGTGCGCCGGCACCGCCGCCATGCACGCCGGGCGGCGCGCCGTGTCCACTAGGGGTGAGACCTGCCGGACGCAAACGATCAGCGTCGACGACCGGAAACGGTTGCTCGCCGCGCAGTCCACCGACCTCACGACCGGCGGGCATCACGACCAGGCGCTCTGCAACGTCCGCTTCAGCGATCCGCATCCGCCGCGTCCGCCTGCGGAAACGATGTGCCCGGACAAGGCAACGTACTGGGTGAAGCGCCATGACTATGCCACCGGTATCACGACTCAGGGACGCTTCATTCCGGGCGTGATCATGACTCGAATCTGCACCCAGCACGCATCCATTGTGGAGGATGAACCCGGTCTGATCTGCCTGCGGGCGCTGGATACGTATCGTCCTCAGGTCATCGACTGTCCCGGCTGCGCCTGGCGTGACTTCGGCGCTACCGACCTCGGTTCGTTCGCCAGCCGGTGGCGCGACCGCCTGGACGAGGCCGGCCGCGAGCTGATCCGGCGCCCGCTGATCGAGGCGTGGCGCACGCGCGGCTACCGCGTGACGTTGGTGTGCCACCACGACTGTGCCGCCGACCCCGGCTCAGTAGATAACCCGCCCGACGAACTGTTCATCGAGGTGCGGCAGGAGGCCGCGGACATGGTGGCGGACGAGGACCTGGTGTCCGAGGCATGGCTGGTCGACGAGTTGGCCGCCTTCCACGACCGGGACTACTGATGCACCCCACCGAGCCGGTGGCCACGATCACCGAACCCGGCGTCTACGACCTCACCGACGCCGAATACCACGCCGACCCGATCGCCGGCGGATCCCTGTCCTCCACCGGCGGCCGCCGGCTGCTCGCGCCCAGCTGTCCGGCCAAGTTCCGGTGGCTGGCCGACCACCCGGAGGAGTACGAGCCGGTCCTGAACTTGGGCAGCGCGGCCCACAAGCTGGTGTTGGGTGCTGGCCGCGACCTGGTTGTGATCGATGCCGACAACTACCGCACCAACGCCGCGCGGGACGCCCGGGCCGACGCGCACGCCCTCGGCCTGATCCCGTTGCTGTCCCATGAGCACGACCAGGTGGTCGCGATGGCTGACGCGTTGCGTGCCCACCCGATCGCAGGCCGGCTCTACACCGCCGGCGCCGGGCGCCCGGAGCAGACCCTGGTGTGGCGGGACCGGCGTACCGGCATCTGGCGCCGTGCCCGCGTGGACTGGCTCCCGGACGATGTCAGCGGCGCGCGGATGCTGTTGGCCGACTACAAAACCTGCGCCAGCGCGGAGCCGGATGCACTGGAGAAGGCCATCCACGCCCATGGCTACCACATGCAAGGCGACTGGCATCTCGACGGCGTCTACGAGCTGGGTCTTGCCCGGCACGCCGCGTTCCTGCTGGTGTGTCAGGAGAAAACCCCGCCGTACGTGGTGACCGTGATGCAGCTGCACCCGGACACGCTGCTCGCCGGCCAGGTCCTCAACGATCACGCCATCGACGTCTACCGCCGCTGCGTCGCGACCGGCCGGTGGCCCGGCTACAGCGACAAGGTTGTGATCGGCCGCATCCCCGCCTGGGCCGAGATCCAGTTCGAACGCGCCCACGCCCGGGGCGACTATGCGCCCGCCAGCACCGAGATGGACGTGGCCGCATGAGGACCTGTGAGGCTGCCACGGATACGGCGGCAACTGGGACTGCCTTGGCGAGAACGACCCCGACGACTGCGAATGCGAGAACTGCACGGGCAATCCGAACTGCCCGGAATGCGGAGGAAACGATGAGTAGCACCGAGATCGCCCTGCCGGTGCCGGTCGGGCAACCCGACCGGGTCGGTCAGGGCACCGCGGTGGAGATGTCCCGCGCGGTCGCCGAGGTCCACGCCGCCATGTACGGCGCCCGCCAGTTTCCCCGCCAGGAAGCCAAAGCGATCCGGGAGATGGAGAACTCCTGCCGCCAGGTCTACATGGCCGACAAGGCGTTCTACCGGCTACCGCGCGGCGAGGAGACCGTCAGCGGCCCTACCGTGCACCTGGCCCGCGAACTGGCCCGCTGCTGGGGCCATATCCAGCACGGCATCATCGAAATGCTCCGCGACGACGAGAAGCGCCAGTCGGAGATGCAGGCCTTCGCCTGGGACGTCCAGACCGGCACCCGCCTGGCCCACACTTTCATTGTGCCTCACCGGCGGGACAAGAAAGACCGCCATACCAAGAAGACAACCCCACACGACCTGGTCAGCCTGCAAGAGATCTATGAGAATAACGCCAACGCTGGCGCCCGCAGGCTGCGCGAATGCATTTTCGGTGTCCTGCCGCCCTGGTTCAGCGAACGCGCGAAGGAGCTGTGCCGGGAAACCTCAGCCCAGGGTGACGGCACCCCATTGTCGGAACGGATCGATCTCGCGGTCGCCTGGTTCAAGGAGATGGGCATCTCGCTGGACCAGTTGGAACACAAGGTCGACCTGCCGCGGATTCGGTGGACTGGGCACGAGGTCAGCCTGTTGGCCGCGATCTACCGGTCGATCAAGAACCATGAGGTCACCAAGGAGCAAGAGTTCCCGGTCGATCGCGTGACCGTCGAGGAGATCACCGGCCAGCCACCTGCGTCTGTCGCGACGTCGACGCCGCTGGCCGCCGCCTCGCCCGGGCCGTCCGCCGTGCCGGCTGACATTGCCGATGCGACCACCAACGAGCCGGGTGGCGCGCCGACCGGCTCCGCTGACGAGGATCCGGCGTCGGCGGCCGCGCTGACCCGCATCGACACCCAACTCACCGCATGCGGTGTGGCTGACCGCGCGGAGAAGCTCGACACGATCAGCAAGATGATCCGCCGCTCCCTGGCCTCGTCCAGCGAGCTGACCGGAGCCGAGGCCACCGACGTGATCGCCTCGCTGCACCGGATCACCAGCCAGGACGAGCCGGCTCGCGCGCTGGACCACTACCTGGCCAACCTCGACCAGGCCGACACCGAGGAATCGTGATGGCTGTCCATAGCTACGTGGTTACGGCCACGGTCGACGTGAAGATGTCCTTCTGGACCGCCACGGGGACGTTCGCCAACTGGCTGGAAGCGCGGCCGCTGGCCGATGGCCGGGAGGCATGGCTAGTCACCGTGTTCGACCGCGAGTCGGAATCCTTCCTGACAGCGGCCCGCACGATCGGTGTCACTGTCGAGGAGATCCGGGGTACTGGCGAGTCGGAGTCCTACGACCTCCTGGTCGGCGAGCCCGGTTCAGGTTGGCAGGGACGCCCGGACGGTACTGAGAACGGGGACGGTGTGCAGCCGTGACCGCCACGACAGCGTTTGGGCACGAAGTCATCGCCGACGAGCCCACCAACGCCGGCATGGCCACCCCGAACGGTCACGCCGTGATGTTGCAACAGACCCGGACGCTGCTGCTCGACGACGGCAGCACCGCCTACGGATGCCTGCACTGCGACTACGTGTCCCGGAAGCAATTCTCGATCCGGCCACACCTGAACAAGCATCGCGCCCCGAAGGCCGCCACCACCCAGGACGCGGTAACCGATCTGCTGGCGCAACTCGGCAACCTCAGCGAGATCACCGCCGACCGGAACGCGTGGAAAGCCCGCGCCCTGAAGGCCGAACGTACCTTGCGCACGCTGCGCACCGCGATCAACGGCAGCGGCTGACACGACCGCACGGGCCGAGCACGCCACGGGAACTCCACCGGGAAGGGACAACACGATGACCGAGCAGTCCACCGAGGACAAGTCCACCGAGCTACGCCCGTTCGCGGCGCTGCTGTACGACCTCGACAAGGGCAAGACACACACCGAGCTGTCGATCACGATGCGCGACCTCGTCGCGGCCGTGACCGAAATCCGCAAGGCCGGCCGGATCCAGCTCACGATCGACGTGAAGCCGCAGTCCGGCACCGAGGACGTCGTCACCGTGACCGCCCGCGTCACCGCGAAGGTGCCGTCGTACGACCTGCCGGCGTCGATCTTCTACGTCGACGACCAGAACAACCTCACCCGCAACCCACCCAAGCAGCACACCATGTTCGACATGGAAGGACAGACCTCCTGATGACCGACACCGACAACCTGGTCTCGGCGGCCGCCGAGCTGGCCTATCGCGACGCCGACCGGTCCCTGAGGACGTCCACCGTCGAGCAGGACACCGCGTTCGTCATCGCCCGGCTGCGTAACGACGAACGGGTCGAGGAACGCAGCCTCGAACGGCACCTCGGCACGCCACGACGCAACCGCGGCACCGCCAACGTCCACGACCCGAACGACTTCGCCGAGTACATCAACCGGCTCGCCGACGACGCGACGACCACCGTGTGGGCCGACCCCGACGGCGGCAAGTTGGTCGCCGTATTCGACGACCACGTCGACGCCACCCTGCCGGGCTGGCGCTCCCACACCGCGACCCTCACCCTCAAGGCCGACCCGGACTGGCAGAAATGGCTGGCATGCCACAACAAGCTCGGCGGCCAGGCGGACTTCGCCGAACAGCTAGAGGACCTCGCGCACACCGTCGTGGACCCCGACGCCGCGACCATGTTGGAGATCGCCCGGACGTTCGACGCCAAGCGCAGCGTCAATTTCAACAGCGGCGTACGGCTGGACTCCGGCGATGTCCAGCTCACCTTTGAGGAAACCACGAACGCCAGGGCAGGGGAAAAGGGCCGACTCGACGTTCCCGCTGCGTTCGTGATCAGTATCTCGCCGTTCCTCGGTGTCCCCCCAGCCGAGGTCCAGGCGCGGCTTCGGTGGCGCATCGTCAATCGCGCCCTGGCCATCGGGTACGCGCTGCTCCGACCAGACCGGGTGCGCCGGGAAATCATCGCCGGACTCGTCGGTCAACTTCGCAGCGAGATCGACCCCGTGCCGGTGTTCCTGGGCTTCCCGCCGCCGCCTGTGGAACCGCAATGACCACGGCCACCGCCCGACGCGACAACCCGCTGGTCTGCATCGACCGCGTCCGCGACCACATCCGCGGCCTGGTCGCCCTCGACCTACCGCCACGCTCGATCGGGCAGGCCGCCGATGTCAGCCACTGCACCGTCATCGCCATCCTCGACGGCGTCCGACGACGCGTCCACCTCGACGTCGCCCTCGCCCTGCTCCGCGTCACCATCCACCCACACCCCAACCAGGACGTCGTTCTGGCCATCGGCGCGGCGCGCCGGCAACGCGCGCTTGCCGCGATCGGCTGGCCCCTGTCCGAACGCGCCCGCCAACTCCGCATGACACCAGGCAACGTGTCACGGCTATTCACCCAGCGACGCATCAACTACCAGCGATGGGCCGACGTCCGCGACCAATTCAACCGGCTGGCCGGCGTACCCGGACCATCCGACGCCGCACGCACCGACGCGCTCCACAAAGGCTGGCCACCACCGGCCGCGTGGCCGCGCGACAGGATCGACGACCCCACCGCTGGGCCCCTGGCCCGCAACGCATGGCACGGCTCCCGTGTGGACCGCTCAGCGGTCGCCGAATGCATCGCCGGGCGGCTACCGCTTTACCGCCTGACGGCCGCCGAACGCGCGGCCGCCATCGTGCAGATGACCGCCGCCGGACACTCCGTCGAATGGACCGCCCACGTCCTGCACACCGACGCGGCCGCCGTCCTGCACACCTGCGCCACCCTGGGCCTGACCGAACAACAGACAGGGGCGTGATTCGTGCAACTCCTGTCCGAAGCGGACTGGCAACGACGCGTCCTGGACACCGCCCGCTCCCACTCCTGGATGGTTGCTCACTTCCGGCCCGCCCGCCGCCCGTCCGGCAGTTGGTCCACACCCATGACCGGTCACCGCGGCTTCCCCGACCTCGTCCTCGCTCGCCACGGCAGGGTGCTGCTCGCCGAACTTAAAGCTGACGGCGGCCGGCTCGGACCTGGCCAGCCGGAGTGGCTGGCCGCGCTCGGCGACCACGGCAGGCTCTGGCGCCCAACGCAGTGGGATGCCGTGCTGGAGGAACTGCGATGAATGACCTCGTGATCCACAAATACCGGCTGCCGTTCATGTCCGATCGCATCGACACCTGCGACGTCAAGATCCCAACCGGCGCATTTCTGCATCTCGCCGTCCAGCACCGCGACGTCCACGTGTGGGCCGCTGTCGACCCGAACTCGGACACCGTCACCACGCGCTTCCACCTCGTCGGCACAGGAAGAACCGTTGACCCGCGTTGGTATCACCTGGGGGACTGTGATCGACGGTGGGTATGTGTGGCACGTCTTCAGCGAGCCGCACGTCGCGTCAGGCAGCCAGCCATGACCGCGCTCGCAGGAGACGAGCTGACCGCCGCACTGATCCCGCTCGCTCTGGACCTCATCACCGCCATCCACGACCTCAACCCCGCCGTGGTGGCCGACATCCTCGAACACGCCGCCGCGCTCACCGGCGACCACCTCACCGCGGTCCGGCACCTCGCGGTGCTGTGCGCCGGCATGGGTTCCGAAGACCACGCAGCAGTGGCCAGTCTCGGATGGACACGCGACCCGGCGGGCTACCGGATCCGGCGACTAACCGAAGACGCCCTGACCGCCTCACTGCACGCCGGCCAGTCACCAGGGAAGGGCGCCACATGATGCCCGACCTGCTCCCGGGCCGCCTATCCGTCATGGCGCGAACAGATGGGAGGCGCCACATTGGCCGACAAGCGTACCTACATCCGTGTGCACGACGGCATGGATGAGCACCCGAAGATCGAACCCTTGTCGGACAAGGCATTCCGGGTGCTGATGAGCACGTGGTTCTGGTGCTCACGCAACCGGACCGACGGCCGAGTGTCGGCCGCGTCGTGGGCCAAACGCGGCACGCCGAAGGTTCGGCGGGAGCTCGAAGCGGAGCTGGTGCACCGTCACGGCCATTCGTGTCCGACCTGTCAGGCCGTTCCGGCGGGCTACGTCCAGGTGCACGACTACCTGGAACATCAGCGCAGCGCCGAGGAGATTGCCGCAGCGGCTGAGAAGAAGGCTACGGGCGGCCGCATCGGCAACCATCGGCGCTGGCACATCGACGCCGGTGTCATCGATCCCAACTGCGAGTTCTGCCCGCCGCTGGATCCGCGCGATCCAGGTCCACCCGATGAACCATCGCATGACCGATCGGATATGCGATCGGACCACCGATCGCAAAACCATCGCTTCGGATCGCCAGAGGACAGAGTACAGAGAACAGAAGAAGAACCAACTCACCTTGGCATGGCGCCTCACGACTCGAACGTGCGAGACGAAACGCTGCCCCCAGCCGCAGCCGGCCCGACCAGCACCGCCGCGTTCCGACTCGTCCGCCGCGTCCTGGGCCTCGACTACCCCGCCGCGACCTGCACCGCGCTCGCCTACCACGCCGCTGACCTGCTCAAACAGTACGACGAGGCCACCGTCCAAGCCGGACTCGACGACTGGCTGAGCCGCACCGGCATCGGCCCCGGCCTGCTGCCATCGTTGGTAGCTGACGTGGTCAAACGCCGCAACGGTCACACCCGACGCGCCGCCGACAAGCCCTCCACCACCGACGCCCGCATGGCGTCGATCCAGGCCCTCAAGCACCCGGAACAGCCCGCGCTGCCGGCAGGACCCACCCCGTGAACCGCAACGAAATCATCGACCTGCTCACGCTCGTCGCCGGGTTCGACTACCGCACCGTCGGCGAAGGCGACGTCATGGCGTGGCTCGTCATCGCCGAAGAGGAACGGTGGACGTGGCCACTGGCCCGCCGCGCCGCGATCAACTACCACCGCCGCGGCGGCGACAAACCCCGCATCACCCCGGCCCGCATCACCGACGCCATCGACGAAGTCCGCGCCACGATCCGCCGCACCGTGCTGCGCACCGACCTCACCCCGCCGAAGGAACTCGCCGACGACCCACGCGCCGAGCTCGCATGGCGCCGCGACTACATCCAGCACGCCACCGACACCGCGCTCGCGGCGTGGGCCGACGACCAACCGATGCCCGTGGCGCCCGCGCTCACGGCCGCGCCGCACACCGAACCGCCGCCGGAGGTCGAGCGGTTCGCCGATCGGTTCGCGGTGCGCATCCCCCGCTCGGTCGCCGAGCCGGTTGACCCGAACGACCGTCGCCGGCTGATCGAGAACGCCCGCGCCGAACTGGAGTCCGTTCGCAAGCCCAACCTGCCCGATGCGGTCGAGGGCGAGACCCCGTCGTGAACCACCAGATGGATTCCGTTCCGGCCACGTTGGAGGACGTTGCCGCCCAGGACGCCAGCGTCGGTGTCCAGTGCCCACTGTGTGGCGCGCAGCGGGACGTCTATTGCACCAGCCCGATCACTGGCCGGCAGTTGCAGGGCTGTACGAGTCATTGGCAGCGGATCAAGGCCGCACGAACGGAGGACCAGACATGATCACCCCACCAGGGATCCGCGCGGTCGGCGGCGGTGAGCAATGATGCCGTTGCTCAATTACACGACCAAAGTTGCAGTCGGCCGCACCCTGCAGGAGATCACGACCAAGCTCGTTAAGGCCGGCGCGCGCGGTGTCGCCACGGAGTTCGACACTCACGGGCGTCTCGTCGGCGTCGACTTCGCTATCCCGGTGGGCGGTGACACCCTGCACTACACGTTGCCGTGCCGTGCCGCGGCCGTCCGGGAAGTTCTGAAGCGGCAACGTGTCGAAGCGCGCTACCTGACCGCCGAGCACGTCGAGCGGGGCGCGTGGCGCATCCTCGGCGATTGGGTGGCGGCGCAGTTGGCGATCATCGAGACGGAGATGGTGAGCTTGCCGCAGGTGATGCTGCCGTACATGCGAACCGAGGATGGCAGCACGGTGTTCGAGCGGTTCGAGACCACCCGAGCATTGCCGGCAGGTGCGTGATGGTTGAGGACACCCGCCACGCGGCGGTCGTTGCGTCGCTGAAGGCCACGGCCAGCGTGTTGCACGCGCGGCCGTTGACGGAACGCAACGAGGACTGGGCCGACCTCATGGCGGCCAACCTGGCCGCTGCTGGTCTGCTCGCGCCACCACCGCAGCCGAACGAGACCATGCGCGATGTCGTAGCTGTGGCACCGGCAGACGACGAAGCCATGGTGCTGCCTGGAAAGCCGTGGGTTATCGACGCGCTCAACGTCGCGCATCACGCGGGCCGCTACCGCGAACCGTACGACCCGTTTGCCGCAGCCGACGAGCTTCTCGGGCGTCCCGGGGTCAAGCGGTCCGTTCCGGAGCATATCTGGCAGGCCGTGTATGACGTGATCCGCGCGTTGCCGGTCGACGTCGAATCGAATGCGCGGACCTGGCGCGCCGTGTATGCGGTGTTGCGTGCAGCTGGCTTCGACGTTGATGAGGTTCTGCTCGCGGCCGACGACGAGCCGCTGGCCGACACGGAGGCCAGCGATGGCTGACCGCATCTACCCGCTGAACGTCGACATCGCGGCCGAACTGCGCACCGAGTTCGCACACCTGAACAGCAACACGCAATGGCTGCTGGCGCGGCTGTGCGAGAAAGCGGAGGAGACCGGCTACCGGGCCGGCTATATCCGCGGCGTGGTCGACGGGCGGCACTACGAGCGCACCGACGCGAAGGAGCGACAAGCCAAGGGAGACAAGGAGTCCACGTGACCACACCCGACCTGACCGACTGGAACGCCCGCTTCAACTATGCCCGCCAGGTGCAATACAACGGCCCGATGGAACCCACCGCCGACCACTGCACGCTCCTGGCCCATGCACGCTGGGATTGGAACGACTGCGAGTTCGGCGCCGCGTCCCAAGATCCGAAATTCCCGTACGGCAATAGCGACGCCGACCGCGACCTCGCGGAACTCCTGCCGCACCTGTCCGAGAATGATCGCCTCCGGATCCACTGCGAACTGCCAGTGGTTCTGGCGTTCATCACGCGCAACTGGGCCGCTGCGACTAGCACCCGAGACCAGGAGTTGACGTGACCGACACCGACCGCCAGCGATACCTCGACGCCGTCCACGCCATGCAAAGCGGCGTCGCGATGAAAATGAACCTCCAAGCCGCCGAGACCACACCCAAGCACCTTCGCGTCGGTGTCAACGCAGCCATGTGCGACCACACCGCGCTCGCCCGCTTGCTTATCGACAAGGGTGTCATCACCGACGACGAATATGTCGCCGCGATCGCCGACGAGATGGAACGTGAACGCGAGCGCTATCAGCAATGGCTTGCCGAGCGGATCGGCAACCCCGGAATCAGGCTGGCCTGAGGTGACCGACCAGAGCGACTGGCCGGAACACCTGCGCGACGACGCCCCGTTCGCCATCTGCGGCCGGTGTGGACGCAAGACGTGGTCCCTCGCCGAGCGCGGTGCTGAGGACCGGATGACGCAGCCGGACGGCTTCCCGTGTGGCGGCATGTTCGACACCGGAGGACAGCAGTGACCCGCCGAGAGCATCCCAGCGAGGCCCGGCCGGCGCCGTTCCTGCGCCAGTTGGTGATCCCGTGGCCGGAGGAATGGAAGCGCCTCGAACTGTGGTACCGCTCGCGTGGTCACCACCTGTTCCGCATCCCGGTTGACGAGGAGGGCGTCACGAACTGGGGCGTCGGCATCGGTCCGCGCACAGTCGTACACCCGGGCCTGGACGAGGGTGGTGTCCATGCCGATTGAGATGCCCTGCGTTTGTCCCGGTTGCGGCGACATCTACGAGTTGAACGATCTCGTTCAGCGCGCGGCCCGGGACGACCTGGTGTGCGTCGGCTGCCGCGACAAGTGGCGCGACCTCTACGGCCCGGACGGTCAGGAGTGCGAATGATGTCTGATCCGATCATCATCCCGGGTGTCCGGGTGGGCCAGGTGTGGCAGGAGGTCCGTCGGCGCAAGGGCCGTAATGCCCGTCGTGTCGAGGTGACCGGCCTGGGCATGTACGAGGTCTTCTGCGTTGCGGTTAATGGCGAGGGTGAGCGGTTCGGGAGCCTGATCGGCTTTGCCCGCGACGGGTGGGAGGACCGGTACAGCTTGGTGTCCGAGGGGTCGGCGCAGCCGTGAAACTGCCCGAACATCTCGCGCACCTACTGCGGTGGCGCGGTCTGCCGGTGCCCTACGTCAACCGCTGGGGCGCCGACGAACGCGAGTCCGACTGGGGGATCCGGTTCGACCGGAACGTGGGCGAGATCGCGGCATACATGGCCGATCAGGCCGGTGGGCCGGCCGACTTCCGGCACCAGGCCATTCAGCGTCAGCGGGAGTGCGTGTGGCTGGGTATGTGTCAGGTGTGCAAGCGGGTGCTGGATTGGCCCGATCGCCGGTTGGTCGTCAGCTCGGTGTCGGTCCAGACGGTCGAGGTCGAGGGCCACCGGGTTCCGGTGATCACGGAGCCGTGGTTGTGCCCGGACTGTGCGGAGTTCGCCACGGCGGTGTGTCCGGCGTTGATCCGCCGCGGCCGTGACGAGGACCTGCATGTGGTGGAGTTGGGCGGACCTGCGGATTGCCGGATCGTGTTGTCGCGCGGCTGGATTGAGGGCCGTTACGAGGCTGCGAGCCGGGCGCGGCAGGTGGTGATGTGGGCGAAGGTCTTGTTGTTGAACGTCTGTATCGGGAGCCGGCCGTGAGCGACTACGACATTGTGGCGTTCATCCGAGCACGGCTCTACGACGATCAGTTCTCGGCCGAGATCGCTGCACCCGAATGGCCACCCGGCGATGAGGTCGCGGGCCAAGTCGAGTCCATCCTCGTCGGTGCGCACGCATTCCGTCACGATCCGGCCCGTGTGCTCCGTGGCGTCAAGGCTAAGCGGCGCATTGTGGACCTGTGGACGACTTTCCTCGACGGCTACGACGGAGACGAGTGGCGACTACCGGAACATGCACGGGACACCCTGCGCCTGCTCGCCTTCGAGTGGTCCACACACGAGGACTACCGGGCCGAGTGGACACCGTGACCGACTACAACGCCCAGCTCGGCGCGCGGATCGCCAACTGCCGGATCGGCATCGGCTGGTCCCAGGACGAACTCGGCGCACGGATGGGTTGCACGCAGACTGCGGTGAGCTACTGGGAGGCCGGTGGCCGCGCAGTATCGGTCGCGACGCTGCTCGATCTGGCGCGCGTGCTGGACGTCGACCCGGGCTGGCTGCTGACCGGCGAGAGGCGGGATCAGCCGCGCCGCCGCTCGCCAAACATGTCGCAGGCCGACCGGGATCAGATCCTACGGGGCATGTCGGTGCTCAAGGCGGTCGCCGAGGTACTGGAGCGGCTCGCGGGTGAGCAGCCATGACCGTGATCACGCGAATCTGGCCCTTCCCACCAGCAGCCCACCCTCCATCCGTGCCGTCGCCATGGCCCGGATCTGCTGCGCCGACGCCCCGCCGGCCACAAGGGACTGGTGGGTCAGGTCGACCAGCACCGGCAGGTGGACGGGCACGTCGTCGGCGATCCACACCGTCGTTTTCGTCGCGGTCGCCAGCAGTGCTTGCGGGTCGTCGCCGAGGTACCAGCGGACCTCTACCCCACCCCAGTCCGTTGTCACCGTGGTCGCGATCGTGGGCATGGAGCGACGGTACTACCGCAGGTCAGAGCGTCAAGGGAGGACAACGGTGAACGCAGACGACGTACGAGACTTCATGATCAAGGGCAGTCCCGACCATGCCGGACTGATCATGAGCCGTGACCAGGTCGTCGAGCACTGGTGCCAGGAGAACGGCAAGGACAAGGACCACCTGGATATCGCCGACATCATGGCAATACGGGCGCTCCCGCAGTGGATCAACGCGGGCTAGGGGACGTAGGCAGGCAAGATTGATCATTAGGTTCAGGTCCGACCGCAACACCCGGTTGTGGTTCATCGGCGCTGACGCGTTCGTCCTCGCGGCCGGCGATAGCGCAGCCCTGGTCCTCGCCGACCGGCCGCTGACCGCCGACGCGTGCGACGACCTCGCGACCGTCCTCACCGAAACCGCCGCATTCCTGAAAGGACACACTACGTGATCGAACTTCTCGACCCGCCACCCGAACCCGAACGCCGCCGCCGTGCCATCCTGTCCCGCCGGTTCGAACAGGCCTTCACCGCGATGTGCCTCGCTGTCCTCGCCACGATCATCATCCTGGTGATCATCGGCGTCATTCCACTATGGATCATCCTGGGGACAAGTCTGTGACCAACCGCTGTACCGTCGCCGGCTGCGCCAACCCCGCCGGCGACGCCTACGTCTGCATGAGCTGCACCCGCGACCTGTTCGCCGACCTCGTCGCGGTCCCGTGGCTGCTCGACCACCTGGCCGTCACGCTCGCCCGCCTGGACCGCATCATGGGCAGCCTCGATCACACCGGTGTTGCGGCCGCCGCACCGCTGCCGATCCGGTGGCGGGCCGTTCAGGCCGCCGTGACCCTGCGACACACACTCGCCCCGTGGGCTCGCCGCGTCGCCGCGCACCGCAGCCTGGTGTGCGACCTGACCGACGACCAGACCGCTGGCTTCGCGCGCTGGCTGGCCACCCACATCGTCTACGTCCGCCAGCTCGCCGACGCCGGCGAACTCATCGACGAGATCCGCTACGCCATCGACCAGGTCCGCCGCGCCATCGACCGGCCACCAGACCTGTCCTACGCCGGCCCCTGCGACGGGTGCCACGCTGATCTGTACTGCGAAGCCGACCAGTACGGCCATCCGACCGAGTCGGTGATCCGCTGCCACCAATGCCGATGCACCTACGACATCGCCGACCGCCGCGACTTCCTGCTCAACGAGGCACGCGACTACCTCGCGACCGCGACCGAGATCGCGCAGGCCCTGCCCGCGTTGTATGGGCACGACCTCTCGGTGAACACCATCCGCTGCTGGATCGCCCGCGGCCAGCTGCTGCCCCGCGCGTGGCTGCACGCCGGGCGTGTGCACACGCACCGGCAGTCCGACCGGGACCGGCCGCTGTGCCGCATCGGCGACGTCATCGACCTCGCGCGCCGACGCGACGAACGCACCACCGCGTCATGAGCGAGCAGCACCCATCGCACCACGACGAACGGAGAGGCATCACCATGACCGACAACAGCGACTACCCGACCGGGCCGGGCGGCATGTCCACCCCGTGGCGGCACTACGCGCTGCACCTGCGCACAGTGCTGGGCCAGGTGGGCGTCGAGCTCACCCAGTGCCTGCCCGGCGAGACCCAGGCATGCGGCCACGACTACGCCGCCCATTGCCTGAACTACCTCGCCGCGTTGCAGGCCAAGGCCGAGGCCGGGTTGGAACATCTGCACCATGGCGATCTGGCCGGGGAGCATGCGGCCCGCAAGCTGCTCGATCACTGGCGCGGGATATTCGCAGCTGACTCCTGCGACGAACGCATCGCGCTGTAACCACCGTGCTGCTGGCGGCGATACCCGTGCAGCACCCCCGCCGCACACCATCGGAGCACCCCTCATGAACGTCAGGAACCTCGTCCTACTCGCAGGCGCTGCCGCTGTCATCGTCGGACTGATCCTGCTGTTCACCCCCGTCAGCGCTTACGACGATGGCACCTCCCTGGCATGTGGGTCAGCTGCGTCATCGAACATCCGAGGGGCCGAGGACCAAGAGACAAACACCGAAATGCGGCGTGTCAACCAGGTCGCGGCGGCCGGTTACACCTACACGCCGCCAGCCAGCACAGCCGCCGCAGCATGCGATTCGAACCTGACCACGCGGCGGATCTGGTCGTGGCTCGTGCTCGCGATTGGTGGTCTCGCGGCAGCCTCTGCCGTGGTCGTTCGTTCGCGGCGTGAATCACCTGCGCCGGTTGCGTAGTTTCCAGGCACGAACGCCCCTCGTCCGACATGGGACGAGGGGCGTTCGCGGTCTGCTCTCGGGACGTACTACCGGTCGAACCGCCCCAACCCGACATCACGCAGTAGCATGGAAAGTCCGGCAATCGGAAGAACTGGACCATCAGGGTTCTTGCTGTCCCGCACCGTGTCTCGGGTGCGGTTCAGCTCGACACAACCGCCGTTGGTGCCGCTATAGCTTGACTTGCGCCATCGTTGATCGACTGACATTATCTATCCCATCTCTTGATGTACTCCGCGATGAGCTCGGCCGAGTCCGCCGGGCTCATCGCTTTCTCGGACACCTGCTCGACAGCACGCCGATAGCGATCCACGTCCTGTTCTTGATGCAGGAACAAGGACGATTTGCGCGTTTCCAATTGGACGACCGGAATTGGGTCGGATTCGATCACATCGCACAAGCCGTCCAAACCCGGATGCCAGCCGCTCATTTTCGACACTACGCGGATCGATACGTTGTCGCGCTCACTGATTTTCAAAAGCCAGCGCAACTGTTCCACCATGACGGCCGGCGTCCCGATCAACTGATCGAGAACACCTTCAACGATCATCGCATCCAATGGGATCGCGTTCGGAGGATTGAGGACGGTCTGTCGACCCAAGCGGACGGTGACCCGAGTCCGTATTTCGTTCGGCGGCACGTCATCGTCGGCCTTCATCATGGCTTCGGCATAGCCGCGCGTCTGCAATAGTCCCGGAATCAACAGCGGCGCGACCGACGTGATGCGCGTCGCGTTGGCCTCGAATTCGAGCAGCGCGGCTATCTGGTGCTGCTGCTCGGGCAGGCTCACTGCGACCCACAGCGGACCCTCGGTGTCGCGGGTCAGCGACATGATCGACTCGTACTCCAAGCCGTTCACGCCGAGTGTCGCGAGAATCTGTGAAACTCGCTCGGCTTTCGGCGTTCGGTCACCCTTCTCGTACCGCGACAGCGCGCCCGGATCCTGGCTGCCGATCTTGGCCGCCAACTCGCGTACGCCCATGCCGCGCGACTCCCTGGCCTTGCGAAGCGCAACACCAAGGGCACGCGCCTTCGGTGTCGGTGATTTCGCTGCCATCCGTGAGACCTCCGAGTGTTGCTCGCATGCAACACCTTACCTCTACCAGGAGTGACATCCACATGTCACCCGGAAGGAGCATCGACAGGTGTTGCGCCTGTTGCGTGTCGGACGCATTATCGACCCATCGGCATGCGATCGCGCAACACACGGACGGGTACGCATCAGTCTACGAAGGAGGTGCGCCTTGCTCGATCCACTCGCACTGATGTTCCTGCTCGTTGTGAGCGTGATCGGGCCGCTGGACGCCTTCCTGGCCCTGCGTGACCTGCAGGCGAAACTCCGCGCACGGCGACTCCATCGCCGTAATCGCCGGTGGGTCCGCCGCCAGCCGGCCTGTCCTGCCTGCCCCGATCGGGCAGGACAGGCCGGCGCTTCCCCAGATCGCGGCCGGCGTGACGATGGCCGCTCCCTCGTCACGCTGGCCGCTCCCATCAGCACACGACGGCGAGTGCAGCTATGACGATGCTGGCGCTGACCGCGCGGCGGCGGTGGGCGGCGACCGCCCACTGGCGGCACGCCTACCTCGGCCTGCCCGTGGATCCAGGCGACGCCATCGCGCCGCTGTGCCAGCCGCACACGACGGTCACCGTGGTCGCGCCGACACCGGGACAGCCGGCACCGGAGTGTCCCGGCTGCGACCAGGCGTGGCGGCTGGCCGAACACGTCCCCCTGCGCACCAGCCACGTGCCGACAGCGGTCCCTGGCCGGCCCGCGGCGGCAGCGGTATCCAACTCCGAACGACGGCGAGCAACGCGATGAGCGACGACACCAGCCCGGCCCTGCGGGCTTTCCAGGACCTGATCAGCACCGGTGGCTGGGTCCCGCTGCCCGGACCGCCCAACCTGGTGGTCCGAATGCACCCGTGGCCGGACGGGTCGGTCGACACCATCGTCCTGCTCGGCGAGGACGAAGCGCTCATCGACCGCACCGACCCGGTCGGCAAGCCTGTCTGGCGCACGGACGGCACCGTGACCGAGGTCATCGCGGCGTATCGCCAACTGTCGCCGCCTTTCGCGCTGGACGCGCCCCGCGAACCGCTCAAGGACACGCCCAACCGCGACCGCGACATGGGCACACCGTGAGCGGCCAGCACGCCAACGTGAAGGGCGCCGCGCTCACCGTGCAACGCCTCCTGGAACGGCTGGTCGCCGAGATGAGCGCCGAACTCGCCGAGCAACGCAAGCCCTACGGCCGCCACGCGATCACCACCCGCCCGCGGCCGCGGGCGGCCTGACGACGACCCAGACAGCCACTGCGGAAACGGTGCGCCGCACCCCGCTGACCCCGAAAGGTGGGATTCTCCGATGTCAACCACGGCGCGTATCTACTCCGTCGCGGACACGTTGCACGCGATCGCCCGGGAGATCGCCCGGTCACGGCCCGGTGGTATCGGGCTGGCCGCGCCTGCCGAGGTGGCCCGCCTGCGGGACGTCGAGGGCCGGCCACCGCTAGTCAGGCTCGGCGAGCCTGCCGCGACCAGGTCGGTCCTGCGGTGGATCCAGGTCCTCGACGAGGTCACGAGCGTCACGCTGACCGGCGGCCACAGCGGCAGCGTCGGCATCGAAGCGGCCGGCCGTATCCCGCGCGGCCCGGTGATCGCCGTCGGTGGCTGGGTGCTTGATCTGGAACTGGACGCGCCGCTGGTCGACGGCGTCGACCGGGTTGTGACCGTCGACGAGCTGCGCCGCCAGGTGGTGGGTGCGCGATGAACGAACCCGCAGCCGCCGGCCCGCGCCGGCAGCAACCCTCGCCGGTGTGATCCCCGGTGCGGCTGCTGGTGTTCGGCAACGCGCCACCGTGGGCGGCGTTCTTCCTGTGGCTCGTGCTCACCGTGGCGATCGTGCTGCTGTGGCGCGGTATCCGCCGCGAGGCCGAACGCGAATGCCAGCAACGCAGCCGCTGCCTGAGCCAGCACGAACACCGGCTCCGCGAGATCGAGAACTACCTGGGGTTCGAGGAACCACCCGAGGAGGAGGACCAGTGGCCGAACTCAGCATCCAATCGGTGATCAACGACGAACGGTGGGAGTTCCTCGGCCCACTGCTACCCAACTTCACCCCCCGCGCCGTGCTCGCCGCCATCGTCCACGCCGTCACCACCGACATCCCGTGGGACGACCTTCCCGACGTGTTCGGTGTCATGCCGGCCACTGCGGAACACCGATTCGGCGCGTGGACCGACGCCGACCTGTGGCGCCAGCTCGCCGTCGCCGCCACCGACACCCCCCACGCCCAGTGGGTACACGCCGTCTCCATCGCCGCGATCGACCGCGCCGGCACCCGCGCCCGAGGCTGGCCAGACCCCTACCCGAAACCCATCCCGCCCGAGGTGGTCGACGAACCCCTCGGCGCCGAACCAGCCGAACCCGCGCCGCCAGCCGCCGAGTTGGCCCCCGAACCAACCCGGTCGGACTACCGGCCCGACGTCGACGAGTACGACGAAGCGCAGCGCGCGATGAACCGCCACGACGGCACCACGTTATGAATGCCTGACAGGCGACACAACCCCCCATTTCATCACGCGCGGACACTGGAACCTGGAATGCACACCAGAAAAATCAAAAAGGGAACCCGCCTGACCGGGGTCGCGCGGGAAATACTACTCGCCGACCTCAAATACAAATATCTCAAACTCAACATGCCCATACGCGCGCTCGTCGCCGACTCCGGCCGCTCCTACGGCACCATCCACAGCATGTTGTCAGACGACGGCGTACTGCGCTCCAAAGGCGGGAAACCCCGAAAATGAGCGACATCGTATCCACCTACGCGCGCACCGTCGGCGACGTCATCCGCAGCCACCGCAAGGCGAACGGCTGGACCCGCAAACAACTACGGGCAGAATTGCCCGACACCGCCGACATCTCACTGCAGACGCTCGCCACCTACGAACTGGGCACCCGACACATCCATGTCGACCGGCTCGACGAAGTCGCCCGCGCACTCGGCACCCGCGCACACGTGATACTCGCCGAGGTCGACCGCCGCGTGTACCCCGCCGCCGGTGATAAACTCGTCGTCGACCTCGCCATGCTGGCCAAGAGCACCCGCTGTGAAATCTTACCGGCGGCCAGGTGGGCCGCAGCCAGCCTCGCCGCGCTCGGCAGCCTCGCGGAACCGGTCGTCGGGCTGACACCCGACGCACTCGATGTTCTCGCGAACGTCTGCGGCCTCGCGATGCTCGACCTGTTCGTCATGCTCCGAGATTTCCAACCACAGAAATGACTTTATCCTTTGCTGCCCTCGATTTCAAGAAAGATCAATAGAGAGAGGTCCGCTGTGCCTGTATCGATGCCCGACAACACGCGGCGTAACCGCATTCTGCTGTGGAGCTCGCATCAAATGATGTGGTTTTGGATTCTTGTGGTCGGCGAGACAGTCGCCGAAGATATCTTCCGCGGTAACGTCATCCTGAAGGCATTCACTTTTGTTCTCATAGTCTGCATGCTGTGGATGATCTGCGCAGCACACCATCACGGCCTGGTCCTGTGTCCGCTCTGTGCCATCGCTGTACCGTTGGATGGTCCTGAGCGAGCTGTCACCAAAGCGACCACGCTCCTGTGGGCACATCGCATATTCACCCGCCCCTATCGCGTTGCCGGAATGGTCGGGGCTGCGACAGCTTGTATCGTGTCATTGACGTTGCTCAAACACGGGTCGCTACTTGCCTATTGGGTTGGTGGTCTCAGTGTCATACAGGCATACCTGATGCGCGTTCACGAGCCGCTTCAACCCTGGTGCCCGCACTGCCATTGGGACGACGACGGGGACCCCGAGATCGTTCCGGACCCGGTGCCCCCGTCTGGGGCTGTCGTCATCACCTGAGTGTCGGGAGGGTGAGATGCGACGAGTCACGGCTAGCGACAGTGAAACAACGAAACTCGCCAACCAGCTTCGGTACGCCCGCATTAGGGCCGGCATGACCCAGGTAGCCGCCTCGCGCGCTATCGGTCTTGACCCAACCTGTATGTGCAGGATCGAACAAGGAATACGGACGGTCAGCGCAATCGAACTACTCCACCTCGCGCGCGCATACCGCCGGTCAACGGACTGGCTACTCGGCCTGTGGAAGGACCAGCCGTGACGAGGCCGTGCCCGCACAACCATCCGATCGTTGCACGCCGAAACATTCTGGAGTCATCGTGAACGGGCAGCAGTCAGAACCAACCATAATCGCCGAGCTGATCGAGACGACAACAAAACTGATGGGCCGACTGCGTGAAGGAGCTGGATTGGAGCAGCAGGAACTAGCGACTCATCTCTATACGTCACCGACAACCTTGTCCCGCTTCGAGTCCAACGGACTTGCACATCCGAACCTGGCTATGTTCTTTTCGATATGCACCGCTTTGAAGGTGCGGCAGAGTGCTGTCCTCCGCATAGTCGAAGAAAGCATCCCCGTAGGTGGAGCGCCCTGGACAGTGTCACCTCACGACCTACTGGCCGCCTATGCCGAAAAACTGTCCCAGCGGTGAGCACGGCGCTCGAACCATCCGGCAGACGGTGCCAGTGAGCGACGTCAACGAGCTCAAGGCCGCCCTACTACAGATCGTGGAACTGCTCATGCAGGTGCCGACCACGCCCGTAGCGGAAGGCTTGCTTCAGGCATCGGCGTCGTTCGCGTCTCTGATGCAGAACTCCAAGAACCCGCTCGTGCCTGGGATCCAGGGCTTGCTGGCGGAACTCGCCAGGGACGCGCTCGAACTCGAAGGACGGCCCGTCGCTGCGGAAGACATGATCCACCAGCTGATCGCATCGATGTAGAGCGCCGACCACAGGAAAAAGATGATCTTCGATCCGATCAGCCTCGCCGTCGGCGCCGCACTGATCGTCTCCGGCTACGGAGCCGGCCGCGTCCACCGACCACGCAAGCAGCCCGACACGCCCACCGCGACGTGCGGCTGCGGTCACGCACTAGCCCACCATGACTGCGAGACCAACGAATGCCACGGCCAATTACTGCGCAAGGCCAGCCGAAACAAGCACGGCGACTACATCGGCGACCAGTGGGTGCCGTGCACGTGCCGGCAGTACGTCGGGCCTCGACCAATGGAGCACTTGTTCTCGATGCCGCTCCTGCCGCCCACGGACGACGAGTAGACGGGAGCGTTTCAGTGGGTAGAGTCGATCTTCGACGTCCGGCGAGACATCACGCTAGGGAACTGCAACGAGCCAACCGGGTGCTGGGCCAGCTCGTTGACGACCTGGTCGCCGCACGTAGGGAGACCGGTCTCACTCAGGCCCAGGTTGCCGATCTGATCGGCACGAGCCAGCGGACACTGTCACAACTGGAGAACCGCGCGCAGGAACCCAAGCTGGGCACAGCGGTGGCCTGGGCCCTGGCAGTCGGCCTTCGGCTCTCGTGGCGCGACGACGAGCTCCCGTCGACGCCCGAAACTGACCACTCGTGATAACCCCGCTTGCGCGCGGTCGACCGAACTGCTGACCACGTGCAATGCTGCGCACTGTCACGGTCGGGCACTCTGTCCCATCGGGGAAGGATGGGTCAACGCGCCCCGCACCGTGACACTGTGCGGTTGGCACCGTTCCCCCAACGGTCGCCCCCGGTCACGCCCGCCCGCTGTTCGGTCACCACGACACCCGGCGGGCGTGACCAACCCGCACACGCCGGGGTAGCGCAGCTCGGTAGCGCGCCGGGCCCATAACCCGGAGGTCGGCGGTTCAAATCCGCCCCCCGCCACGAAATTCGCCGTTCGTGTGGATCGACCCGCCCACCATCGAAGGAACCCACACATGATCGACTTCAAGCAGATCCGCGCCGAACTGGCCGCGATCGTCGACAAGTTCCACGTCGCCGCACACGACCTGATCGCCAAGATCGAAGGCCAGGTCACCGACGACGCCCACATTATCGGCCAGCAGATCAGCGACGACGTCCACACCGCCGAAACCGACGCCCAGCAGGCCACGCAATCCGGGCCGGCCGCACCCGACGAGCCGGCCACACCGGCCCCGTAGGGGAACTCGCCGCTACTGCTCCACGCGGGACGAAACACCAGAGGAGGTGCCTCATGCTGTCGACCCTTGCCGACGCCCTGTGTTCGCTGCTCCATGCGCTTCTCGGCTGAACCATCCGCGAGCGCGTCCCCCCGGAAGGTGACTGTGAACCGCCTACGCCTCAACCCCGCCACCGGCAGGCTCGCCGAGCGGATCCCGCCCGCTGTGGACGAGTCCGACAAGACGTGGTTCGAGAAGACGTGGTTCACGTGGTCGTGGAACAACAGGGAACTGAACGTCGAGGCACTGTCCGACGAGGACGTCGCCAACTGGGTAGAGGTCGACGTGACACCCCGACCACCCGAGCGGGAATTCGCCTACGCCGTGGCCTGCGACGACTGCGACGGCTCACTGGCCGCCACAGTGCACGAACGCGACCAGCTGGCCGACACCGAACACGCCGACCACGACACCGCGCCCTACGCGATCCGCATCCACCACCCTCACCACCAGGACCGCGTCACGCTGCCGACCCTCGCGGCCGGCACCAGGGTGACGTTCCACGGCTCGACCACCGGCGAGGTCGCCGGCCTGGTCACCGCGATCATCGAGCGACTCGACAAGCGTGACGTCGACGGTCTACCCGTCGACGGCTACATCGTCTCCGTCGAGGGGCGCCGCGGGATGTTCGTGCCTGCCACCGCCGTGCACATCACCGACGCCGCACCTGCGCAATAGCGATAGCACGGGAGGCGCCGTGGCCGACGTCAACGTTGCCGACGACGAGGCACCGACCATCGACGAGGCGATCCGCAACGCGGCCCGGCTGCTACGCCACGCCGAAACCGAAACCAACCTCGCCCTGATGGAACGCCTCGACGAGATGGCCGCAACCTGGCTCAACGTGGCGCACCTGCTGATGGAACGCCAACACGACCTCAGCTAGACAGGAGACCCACCGTGGCCGCAACCGCTCTCGGCAGCACCGCCCTGGCCCACAACGTGGCACTCGATCTCTCAGCCGGCACCACGGCGGACATCGTCAACAACAACACCGTCCCCAACAACGGCCGCACCATCCTGGTTGTCAACACCGGCGCCACCCCCGGCACGGTGAAGCTCGCCATCGTCGAGACACCCGACGGCCAGGCCGTGCCCGACGTCACCGTGCTGGACAACCTCGGTGGCGCGCTCGCCGCAACCAAGACCTACATCGTCCCGCTGGGCAGCACCAAGTACTACGGCAATGCCGTCACCGTGAAGTGCACCCAGGCCACCACCAAGCTCGCCGCCTACACCTACTGACCACCAAGCGGCGCAAGGACCACCACTAGGGGCGACGCTCAGGGATGGAGTCCGGTCCCCGCCCGTGGCGGCCCGTACCGGCCGGCGCCAGCAGCCGAGAGAGCTGGTCCCTGTCGCCCCGCCACACCCCAGTAAGGGACACGGCAGCCGTACCACGGCTGGGCTGCCGAGTCCGCCCGCCTCCCAAGACACCCGGGGGGTCTTGGCGGACACCCTGGGGACTTCTGGAAAGCGGGTGGAACATGGACCGAACGGACCGCGGCAACGTCCACGTCACACCGTGCCACGACATGATCGAGCACGAGCTGACCGACGACTGCGCCTGCGGCCCTACCACCGAGCCAGTGACGGCCGAGGATGGCAGCGTCGGCTGGCTGCTCATCCACCACAGCCTCGACGGCCGCGAGCGCACCGAACCGGCCAGCACCAGGCCCTCGCCGCACTGACCGCCCATGGCTGGCGTCTGCTCCGTACCCGGCTGCCCCGAACTCACCGACCACGGCCGCTGCCCAACACACCGCGCCGAACGCGAACGACACCAACGCCGCACCGTCCCCACCAAAGCCACACGCACGTGGGCAGAGCAGCACCGGCGCGCGGCCGCCGTCCGCCAACACCGCGCCCGCCACGGCAACTGGTGCCCAGGCTGGCGGGTGCCACCACACGAAGCCACCGACCTCACAGCCGACCACGTGACCGCCATCGCCGCCGGCGGCCGGCCGACCGGACGCCTACAGGTGCTGTGCCGATCGTGCAACGCACGCAAATCAGACACACCGCCAGGGCTGTGACCTGCGGAAACACCACGGGGGTGGGGGTACCTCCCCCCACTACCGGCGCGTCGCCCCGAGCAAGGCCGGCTCGGCTGCGTACGGGTCAGGACCGGACTCGACCGGGGAAGGTGGTGATCAACATGGCAGGTATGGGGCCGCCGCCGAACCCGAACGCTCGACGCCGCAACGCCCGACCGGCCCGCACCGCGCTGCCCGCCGAAGGCCGCAAGGGTCCGGTGCCGAAGTGGCCGCTGCTGCCCAACCTCACGCTGCGCGCGAAACTCGAGGTCGCCCAGGCCGTCGTCGACGACCTCGGCGAGCGGGCGTTGGTGGACGAGCTGACCCAGGCCGAGTCCCGCCGGCACACGCGAGCCGCCGAGCAGGTCGCGATCCTGACCGTGCAGATCCGGGACGTCGAGACCGTCGAGCTGGCAATGTGGAAGCAGCTGTGGCGGCTGCCGCAGGCCGTGGCGTGGCAGCGGCTGCACTGGAACCGGGACATCGCGCAGTACGTGCGGTGGAAGTGCCTGGCCGAGTGGGGCGACCTGGACGCCGCACGAGAGGCCCGGCAGCTGTCGGACCGGATCGGTCTGACGCCGATGGCGTTGCTGCGCCTGCAGTGGGAGATCGTGGCGGATGAGACCGCCGAGAAGCGCACGGCCCGCGCGACGCGGGCACCGGCGCAGCAGCAGAACGGGTCGGCGCGAAGCCGGCTGCAGGTGGTCGATGAGACCGGCTAGGAGGGCGCGATGCCCTGGCGAGGTCCCAGCTACCAGGGCGAGTTCCCTTCCCTGGGTTGGTCGGTCGGTGAATGGATCGAAGCGAGCTGTGTCATCCCGGACGGTGACCACGCCGGCCAGCCGTATCTGCTGACCGACGAGATGTGGAAGTTCCTCGTCCATCACTACCGGGTGCGGCCCGAGGCCGACCCGTACCGGCCGGCGATGGCGTGGCGCTACCGGCGCAGCCAGCTGGTGCGGCCGCAGAAGTGGGGAAAGGGCCCGTTCTCGTCCAGCATCATCTGCAACGAGGCCGACGGCGACGCCCTGTTCGACGGGTGGGACGCCGACGGCGAGCCGGTGGGCCGGCCGTGGCCGACTCCGGTCATCCAGATCACCGCGACGTCAGACGACCAGACCGACAACGTCTACGGTGCGCTGCTCCCGATGATCGAGCTCGGGCCGCTGGCCGACCGGATCCCCGACACCGGTGGCACTCGCATCAACCTGGCCAACGGCGGGGAGATCAAACCGGTCACCTCCAACGCGATCAGCCGGGTCGGCCAGCGCATCACGTTCGCGCTGCAGGACGAGACCGGCCTGTGGGTGAAGACGAACAAGGGTCACGCCCTGGCGGACGCGCAGAAGCGTGGCCTGGCCGGCATGGGTGGCCGCGCGATGGAAACCACGAACGCCTGGTCCCCGACGGACAACTCCGTCGCGCAGCAGACCGGCGAAACCGGGGTCGACGACGTATACCGCGACCATGTCCAGGCCCCGAAACGGTTGTCGGTGCGGAACAAGGTCGAACGGCGCCGGGCGATGAAGATCGTGTACGGCGACTCGTGGTGGGTCGACCTGGACCGGGTCGACGCCGAGGTCGTCGAACTGCTGGACCGCGGTGAGGACGCGCAGGCCGAGCGGTTCTTCCTCAACCGCGCCAAGGCCGGCCGCGCGACGTGGCTGCGCGACGGCGCGTGGGAGGCCGGCCGGCGGCCGCGGATTGTGGAGCGGGGCACCAGGGTGTGCCTGGGGTTCGACGGGTCGGAGACCGACGACTGGACCGCGATCACCGCCGAGACCCTCGACGGGTACGCCTTCACCCCGACCTACGGGCCTGACCGGCGCCCGACGGTGTGGGATCCGGCCGAGTTCGGCGGCCGCATCCCGGTGGGCGAGGTCGACGCGGCGATGGACGAGGTGATGCACACCTACAAGGTGGTGCGCGGCTACTACGACCCGCGGGCGTGGCGCACCGAGATCGAGGCGTGGCAACTGAAGTACGGCGACCGGCGCGTGATCGTGTGGGAAACCAACCGCATTACCCAGATGCACGAGGCGTTGAAGCGGTTCGTGCAGGACCTGGCCAACGGCGGCATTACCCACGACAACGACCGGATCACCAACCTGCACATCGACAACGCCCGCAAGGTCGCCAAACCCAACGAGCGCTACATCCTCGGCAAACCATCACAACACCAGAAGATCGACAAAGCCATGACCACCGTGCTCGCGCACGAAGCCAAGAGCGACGCGGTCGCGGCCGGCGCGGCGCGCAGCGGGCAGCGCCGGGTGCTGGTCCTATCGTGAGGGAGGTCGCCGCGTGAAGCTGTCCGACCTCTCGCCGATGGACTGGTTCACGCGCCTGAACCTGCGGCGGCTGCGATACCGCGCCCAGCACGCCGCGAACTGGCGCTACTACTTCGGCGAGCAGCCGTTGAACTACATCGCGCGGATCCTCAGGGAGCAGCAGGACCGGTTCCCCGCGCTGATCATCAACTGGCCCGGTCTGGTGATCGACGCGCTGGACGAGCGGCTCACGATCGAGGGTTTCGCACTGGGTGACTCGGATTCCGTCGACGATGACATCGCCGGTATGTGGCAGTCCAACGGCCTGGATGCCGTGTCCAGCGAGGCGCATATCTGCTCGCTGGTGACCCGCGAGGCCTACCTGATGGTCGGCCCGGGCGCCGGTGCGTATCCGCGGCTGACGGTGGAGTATCCGGAGCAGGTTGCGGTGGAGACCGATCCGCGCAGCCGCCGGGTGATGGCCGCGCTGCAGACGTGGCGGTCGGATGAGAATTTGCCGACCGAGGACATGGGCGAGCTGATGCTGCCCGGGCACAGCTACGTGTTCGAGCTGGGCGACATGAGGTCGCAGTCGCTGGGGTGGGCCCAGGTCGACCAGAACGATCAGACCTCGCCAATGGTGCCGGTCGTGCCGATGCTCAACCGGCCGCACCGCGGCTACGGCCGCACCGAGTTGCACGACATCAAATCGCCGGCGGACGCCGCGAACCAGATCGCGACGAACATGATGGCCGGCATCGAGCACCACGCTCTGCCCAGGCGGTGGGCGGTGGGCGCCCGCGAAGCCGATTTCGTCGACCCGAAGACGGGTAAACCGTTGCCAGCGTGGGCGATCGCGACCGGTCCGGTGTGGGCGGTCACATCGGAAGACGCGCAGGACAACCAGTACACGCGGTTGGGTCAGTTCTCCGCGTCGGACATGACGAACTTCCACAACTCGATCAAGCTGCTCGCGTCGATCGCGGGCACGCTGTACGGATTGCCGGCGCACTACATGGCCTACACCACCGACAACCCGGTGTCGGCCGAGGCGATCCTGTACTCCGAGGCCCGCCTGGTGAAGCGCGCCGAACGCCGCCAGGTGACGTTCGGGGAGCCGTGGGAGCAGGGCGTGCGGATCGGGCTGGACATCATGGGCCGTGACCCGTCGACCGCGATCAAGCTGGAGACCGTGTGGCGTGACGCATCGACACCGACGGCCGCCAGCAAGGTCCAGGCCGCGGTGCAGGCCCTGCAAGTCGGGTTGTTCGACGAGGAGTACGCCCGCCAGTTCATCGGCATGTCGATCGCCGCCCGGGCAGCGATCGCGCAGCGGCAGGCCTCGACCGGTGGGCTGGGCCAGACGATCGCGGCCGGTCTGCGCGCGCTGAACGTCGCCGGTGGCCAACCGCCGACCCCGCCAGCACAGGTGCCGCCGGCGCCGGCCGGCCAGCCGGCGCCCGATCCGACGGCCGCAGTCGACGCCCTGCAACCGCACGTGTCCAACGCATCGCGTGCCGGGGCGTGGCCGCAGGGTCTCGGGCCGCTCGCGATCACACAGACCGCGAACGGCGGCGTGGGTAGTGCTACCGGCATCGGTCGCTGAGGCGGCACTGCTGCACCAGCGGACCGTGCAACGCCTCGTCGAGATCGCGTTGACACTGCTGGGATCGGCGCTGACCCGGATCAGTTCACCGACTGGGTGGCGCGACGCGGTCGCCACGATCGCGCAGCAGCTGCTGGCGCTGCAGGTTGCCGCGGCCGCGCTGGCCGACCCGTTCCTGGACCAGGTGCTGCACGCGCAGGGCGCCGACCCCGCCGCCGACGCGCATGTCAACGCGGAGGGGTTTGCCGACCTCACCGACGGCGCCGGGTCGTGGATGCGTCTGTTGATCTTCGCACCGAACTCGGTGGACCGGCCGGCGAAGCGGCTGCTGGCCACGTCGATCGTGGCGAACGGAATGCAGGACACCGCGCGGGGCGCGGTGCAAGCCGGGATGCAGGCCCGGCCGGCGGTCCAGTCGTACGTGCGGATGCTCAACGCGCCAAGTTGTTCCCGGTGCGCGGTGCTCGCCGGGCGGGTGTACCACTCGATGACCGCGTTCGACCGGCACCCACGGTGCGACTGCATCAACGTGCCGGCGGCCAAATCCACACCGGACTGGACCACCAGCCCGGCCATGTACTTCCGGTCGCTGACACCCGATCAGCAGGACACGGTGTTCGGTGTGGCCGGTGCCCGTGCCATCCGGGACGGCGCCGACATCGGCCAGGTCGTCAACGCCTACTCCGGTGTCACCACGATGCGAGCCTTCGGCCGCGAGGTGCAGGCCACCACGGTTGGCACGACGAGGCGGGCTCTGTTCGGCGGTTACGAGATCTTGCCCGACGGCACGCTGCGACGCCGCCCGGACTCGGAACTGCGGAAGGTTCCCGGGCGGCGCTACCGCACCACCACGGTTCCCCGGCTGTTGCCGGATGAGATCTACCGGCTCGCTGACGAGTTCGGTTGGGACCGCACCGAAGTCACCCGCCAGCTACGCCGTTTCGCCTACCTGATCTGAGCGCGACGCCCAGGTCATCGATCATGGAGGTACCCCGCGATGGGGATCACTGCCCGCACCCGCATGGCCCGATACCTGCGGACCGTACCGACCGGCGACGCACCAGCCGCGGGAGGCGGTGGCGCACCCGCGCCGCAGCTGGCCCCCGCGCCCGCGCCGGGCGCACCAGCTGGACAACCGGCTGGTGCACCGCCGGCTGGTCAACCTGCCGGCCAGCCGGCGCCCGCGACGGGCGACCAGCTCGGCGAGGCAGGACTGAAGGCTCTCCACACGGAGCGCGACGCCCGCAAGGAAGCCGAACGGCAGCTCGCCGAAACGAAAAGGCAGTTGCAGGCGGCCACCGACCAGCGGCCGGCCGACCAGAAGCTCGCCGACCAACTCGCGGACATCACCCGCCAGTTGGAGACCGAGCGCACCGAGCGGCTGCGCAGCCAGACCGCGCTGCAGCACGGGATCACCCCGGAAAACGCGGCACTACTCACCGGCGCGACGCCGGACGAGCTGACCGCGCAGGCGACCCGAATCGCCGCACTCCAGCAGGCCGCGACGGCCGCCCCGGGCACCACCACGACCCCTGGCCACGCATCGCACCCGGGCCAGGGCACTCCTTCGTCGGGCGAGCCGCCGAAGAAGACGCTCAAGGACGGCGTCGACGCGTACGCGTCGTTCAAGGCGACCAAAGCCGTCCAGCTCCCCACTCCCTCGACGTAGGAGTCCACCATGGATCTCACGGTCCAGACCCAGACCTTCGGCGGCGGTGACTACACGTGGCTCGGCTCGGCCCACGGCACTCAGGCCGGACGCTCCGTCACCCTCCACACCGCCGCCTTCACCGCGGGAACCCACGCGCCCAACGGGTTCTACCCCAGCGGGTTGCCGCTGGGCAAGATCACCGCCAGCGGCTTTTACGGGCCGTACACGCCCGGTGCCGTCGACGGCACCGCCGTCCTCGCCGGGTTCCTGCTGGGCGACGTGCGTGTCTCCGCGACCAGCAGTGACGTGCAGGGCGCGCTGCTGGAACACGGCACCGTCATCGCGGCCAAGGTGCCGATCATCGTCATCGACGCCACCGCCATGGCCACCAATGTCCACTTCATCTACCGGTAAGGAGGTCGGTCCACAATGGATCTAAACAACGACTACATCCTGCCGGTCGAGCTGACCGGCTTCATCCGGCAAGCATTGGTCGACATCCAGCTCAACCAGTTCGTCCTCTCGCAGTGGTTGCCCAACGTCACCGTCGAGGACATCGACTACCGGGTGACCGCCGGCCAACTGGGCCTGGCGCGGGCCGGTGTGTTCCGCGCCTACAACGCGGAATCCCCGATCGGTGGCCGCGAGGGCCTCAAGCGGCTCATCGGTGAGCTGCCGCCGATCAGCGAGAAGATCCTGCTCGACGAGTACACCCGGTTGCGGCTGCGCCGGCTGCGCAACACCGACGTGATGGTGCAGTCCATCTACAACGACGCGCTGATCGTCGCGCGCAGTATCGCGGCGCGCATGGAGATGGCGCGCGGCCAGGTGCTGGTCAACGGTTCCCTGACGTTTGCCGAGAACGGCGTCAACGCCACGGTGAACTTCGGCCGTGACTCGGGTTTCTCGGTGACACCGGCGATCCTGTGGTCGGCGAGCAACGCGGTGCCGGTGTCGGACCTGATGGCCTGGCAGCAGACCTACATCCAGACCGGCGCGCAGATCGGGTCGATGGTCATGTCCCGCCGGATTCTGGCGGTGCTGATGCGGTCCACCGACTTCCGGCAGACCTACTCCACCCTGGCCGGTGAGCCCTCGATCGTGTCGAAGGACGCGATCAACGCGGTGTTGGAGGCGTTCGGTCTGCCGCCGATCACGCTGTACGACGCGCAGGTGTCCGTCGCTGGTAGCGCGACCCGCATCGTCCCGGACAACAAGGTGTTGCTGCTGCCGGCGCCGGGCAGCGTGGACGACACGAGCCTGGGCCAAACGGTGTGGGGCATTCCCGCCGAGGCGATGGACCCTGGCTACGGCCTCGAGGAAGGTCAGCAGGGCGGCATCGTCGGCGGCGCCTACAGCGACAACGACCCGCCGTCGCTGTGGACGAAGGCCTCCGCGATCGGCATGCCGATCCTGGCCAACCCCGATCTGGCCATGGTCGCCACCGTCCTGTGAGGAGGAACCCGATGAGTGGCAGGAAACTGGCTTTCACGGTGCATGTGCCGGACGAGGGCGGTGACCAGCATATTTTCCGGGCCGGCAGCGTGCCGCCGGCGTGGGCGCAGGATGCCATCACCAACCCGCACGCCTGGGCCGACGACGACGAGGATGTCGTCGAGGACGGCGACCGCGACACCGATCCCGCCAGCGCCGGCGGTGGCGATGCTGGCGCCAGTGGTGGCGCCAGTGGCGCCAACGCTGGTGATGGTGCCGTATCGCAGCCGCCACGCGTGGGTAAGGGCAGCGGCCGCGACGAATGGGCCGCCTACGCCGTGCAGCGCGGCATGGCCGTCACCGACCAGATGACGCGCGACGACATCGTGGCCGCCGTGGACAATCTGGACGCCTGATGGGTGTCCCGTTCGCCACCCCGGCCGACGTGGCGGGCCGCCTGAACACCGAGTTCGACACCGGCCAGACCCAGCAGATCACGCTGCTGCTGCAGGACGTGTCGGCGCTGGTGCGGACGAAGTCCCCAGGTCTGGACGAACGGATCGCCAGCGGCGAGGTCGACTCAGACCTCGCCCTGGCGGTCACCTGCCAGATCCTCATCCGGGTCGTGGAAGCCGTCGACCACGGCGGCGCCGCCGTGGTCAGCGAGACCTACCCGGAATACGCCTACCAGCTGGCCCGCGCGGCGGCGGCCGGGCTGGCCATGACCGACGACGAGATCGACCTGCTGTCCGGTGTGCCACCGAAGCGGGCGTTCTCCATCATCCCGGGAGGAGACACATGGACGAGGCACAGACCGACACCGTGGTGCACGTGGTGATGCCGGATGGCACCGAGCACTGGGGCAGCCCGTTCGGTGTGCTGGCCAACCACCTCGACCAGCAGCCCAACCAGGTCCAGACCGGACAGTCCGATCAGTCCGAGCCGGCCGACGAACCGGCACCGCCCGGTGATCCCAGTCCGTGGACCGATGCGGAGGTGTCCGATGGCGCCGAACTTCCCGCACAAGGTGACCATTACGACGCCGGGACCGCCGAGGCAGGACCCGGTGACCCACAACGAGCTGCCGGGGACACCGACGGTGCTGCTCAGCCGGGCGTATCTGGCGGCGCGGCCGGTGACGGAACTGCGTAGCCAGTTCGAGGTCACGGCTACCCAGAGCACGACTGTGTCGATGTTCGATCTGCTGCTGCCGGCCGGCACCCCGATCAAGCCGACCTCCGAGGTGACCGACGAGGCCGGCCTGGACTACGTGGTGATGGGCAAGCCGGTCTCCCGGCCGCACCGACACCCCCAGTTCGTCGCGGCGTCGCTGCGCCTGATCTCCGACCTGCAACGGAGCTGAGCATGCCCACCGTCACCGCGATCACGATCACCGTGTACGGCGCGGAATGCGTCGCGCAGGCCAGGCAACTGTCCATCGAGGACCGGGCGCAGATCGCGCACGAGATCGGTGCGATCGCCCGGGCGGCCGCACCGGTGCTCACCGGCCGGTTCCAGGCCGGTATCGGTGTCCAGGTCGACGGCACCCAGGTCGAGGTCGTCGACAACGACCCGACCGCCGGGTACAAGGAATACGGCACCAGCCACACGCCGGCGCACGCCACCCTGACATCAGCGGCGGCGCAGTTCGGCCGCTACTCCGGTGTCAAACCACGCGGCGGCGGCCGTGCGGGTGTCGGCAGCCATGTCGCGCGGCACGGATCGTCCCGGCCGTCGCACCCGCGGCGGCAGGTCGTGCGGTGACCGCGCCGATCCTGCCGTGGATGTCCGGCGCCGTCATCGCCGTGCTGTCCGCGGACACCACGTTCACCGACACCTGCTCGGGTCGCGTCGCCGGCCGCACACCCAGCGACGTCACCACGCCATATGTCACGGTCCGCACGCTGATCAACCCGCCGATCAACTCCTCGCGGGGGACGTGGCGGCCCACGGTGCGGGTGACCGCATGGTGCCCGCCCGCGTTTGCCGGCACCGACCAGGACCCGTTCCTGGTGGCGTGGCGGATCGCGTCGACCGCGGCGGCAGTGCTGGCGCCGCTGGAACGCCACCAGCAGACCTACGAGAACGCCTTCTACAGCCCCATCGTGACGCAGGGCCCGACCGAGGAGGTCGACACGTCCCGCGGCCCGGAAGCACCGATGTACGGCTGCTCCATCGAGATCGAGATGACCACGATCGTCGAGTAGACCCCGGGTCGCCGCACGGTGGGCGCCTGACCGGCGGCCCGGGCCCGGCTCTGTCCACTGGCGCCCAGGAAATTTCACCACTCCAGCAGGAGGATGCATGTCCAACTTCGTCAATTCGGGCGCGGCCGCCCTCTGGCTGGACGGTGACGCGTTCCGGTGCCCGTCCGGCTGTGCGCCGCCGCTGAACCCGTTCGCGAGCCAGCCGCAGGTGACCGTCGCGAGTGTCCTGACCAACATGGACGCCTTCGGTGGTATCGAGGCGGGTTTCAAGGTCACCCCGAGCCAGGCGGTCAAGGACTTCGACGTGTGGAACGACAAGTCCGGTGCGCCCTACGCCACGGATAAGAAACCCGCCACCGCGGTCATCGCGTGCCGCCCCACCGACTACAGCAAGGCGACGGTGCTGACCATCCTCACCGGCGGGACGATCTCGACGTACGCCACCGGTGTGTACGAGTGGAACATGGGCCCGGACGAGGAGTTCGGGCTGCTGATCCGGGTGCAGTCCGGCGGGAAATGGGAGGCGTTCTTCCTCGAGCGTGCCACGCTGGCTACCCCGCCACCCCAGACGATGGACGACTCGGATATCGCCGGCTGGGATATGGAATTCAAACCGCTGGCGCCGATCAACGGTGACAAAGCTATCCGGCCATTCACCTCGTGGAACCCGCTCGCCTAGGAGACCGACCAATGTCAGGCGCCCACACGAACACCCAACGGTCCGAACCGGACCTGGCCGACCAGAACCTGCTCGACCTGGACGCGCTGCTGGCGCAACGGCAGCTGAAGCCGGCGAAGGTCAAGCTCGCCGGATACACCTACTCGGTGCGCACCGACCTCACCGCCGCCGAGGTCGTGCAGTACCAGGACTTGGTCGCCGGGAACTCCAGCGCCGAGAACTTCCTCAACGGCCTGCGACTGCTGATCGGTGAAGACGCTGAACGGCTGGATACAGTGCTCGACGGGCTGCCCAAACGGCATTTGCGGGCCGCGATGCGCGGTTTCCTCAACGCCAGCGGCTGTTTCGTGGGGATCGTGCTGGACGATGACTGGGAGGACGCGGCGGGGGAAGACTCGGCGTCCTGATCGACATCCTCGGTCCCCGCTGGGACGCCACACTCGCCGCCTTCCGCCGCACCTACCACCTCGATCTGCGTGAGGCCTTCTTCCGTTACCCGGTCGCCGATTTCCTGGCGCTGGTCAACGGCCTGCGCGACCACTGGGGCCCGCACGAGGAGAACACGGCGCTACTGCTGGAACAGCAGGCCTACGCCCTGGAACTGTCCTGGGCCGACCGCATCATCGACCCGAACGACCGCGACGCCGCCCGGGAACGCGCCGCCCGGAAACGGGCCGGGATCACCCCGCCCCGGCATCCGCTGATCCCGCCGATCGCGCACCGGCCACCGCTGCTGGCGCAGCAGCGCATCGCCGACTACACCGCCGCGGTGACACGACACAGCCTGCCCGACCAACCCGCCTCGCTCGACGACTGGAAAACCGTCGTCGGCGTGATCTGACCTGACACCTGCTGGGAGGTGAGCATGCCCGGTGGGAAAATCGACATCCTGATCAATCCGGACCTCACCGGGTTCGAAGGCAAGGTCACCGCGGGACTACGGGCCAGCACGTCGGGCATCAGCAAGGCCGGCCTGGCGATCGGTGGCGCGATCGCCGCCGGCGTCGGTATCGCCGCGGTCGGCCTGAAGCAAGCCATCACCCTGGGCATCGACTACCAGAACAACCTCAACCAGATCCAGGCCGTCTCCGGCGCCACCGGCGAGCAGATGGCCGCGGTATCGGCCCGCGCGGTGGCGCTGGGCAACGACCTGTCCCTGCCAGCGACCTCGGCGGCCGACGCGGCGCAGGCCATGCTGGAACTGGCCAAGGGCGGCCTGAGTGTCGACCAGGCCATGCAGGCTGCGAAGGGCACCCTGCAGCTCGCGGCGGCCGCGCAGATCTCCGGCGCACAGGCCGCCGAGATCCAGGCCAACGCCCTCAATTCCTTCGGCTTGTCGGCCAGCTCGGCCGGCCACGTCGCGGATGTGCTGGCCAACACCGCGAACCAGTCCTCAGGCGACATCACCGACTTCGCCCAGGCCCTGTCCCAGGTCGGTGCCGTGGCCCACCAGTTCGGGGTGTCCATCGAGGACACCTCGACCGCGCTGGGTTTGCTGGCCAACGCCGGCATCAAGGGCTCCGACGCCGGCACGCTGCTCAAGACCGCGCTCACCCAGCTGGCCGCGCCGACCAAGCCAGCGGCTGCTGCGATCCAGGACCTCGGTTTGAAGGTGTTCGACGCGACCGGGAAGTTCGTCGGGCTGCAGAGCCTGATGAGCCAGCTGCACGACGCGTCGGCCCGCATGACCCAGCAGCAGTTCGCGCAGGCCACCGCGACCGTGTTCGGCACCGACGCGGTGCGCCTGGCCGGCGTCGCCGCGCAGGATACCGCGGCGGACTGGACCAAGATGTCCACCGCAGTGGGCCGTTCCGGCGGCGCCGCGGACGTCGCGGCCGCCCAGATGAAGGGCCTGGGCGGCGCGGTACAGGGCTTCCAATCGCAGCTGCAAACCGTGCAGCTGGAGGTGTTCCAGCAGATCTCGCCCGTTCTGGAAAGGGCCACGCGGTCGGCGACCGGGCTGCTGGCCAGCGCCGGCAACACCACGATCAAGGTCCTGCAGACCGGGATCAAGGCCGCCCAGACCTACGGGCCGGCGGTCGCGGCCGCGCTGCGGGACAAGGCCGCCGAGGTCGCCACCGGCGCCGAGCAGCTCGTCAAGCCAATCGTGTCCGGGCTGCGGGACGCCACCATCGAGGGCGTCGCGATCGTGGCGTCCTACACCCGGCAGGTCGGGCAGGCCTACACCACCGTCGCCCGCGACCTGCACCCGGTCGCTGTGGCGGTCGGTGAGGTCATCGCGGGCGCCGACAAGGCCGGTGGCCCCCTGCGCGCCACCGGGACGGCCCTGACCATTGTGGGCGGTGCGGCGAAGGTCGCGGCCGGCGCGGTGAAACCGGTCGCCGACGTGGTCGCCGAAGCGGTCCACGTGTTCGCTGAACTACCCGGCCCGGTCCAGTCCGCGGCAGTAGCCCTGGTGGCGCTCAAGGTCGGCCCGTCGATCCTCGGGTCACTGAAGAACGCGTTCAGCGGCACCGGGTCCGCGGCCGGTGACGGGTCGGCGAAGACCGGCCTGTTCGGTCGGGCGGTGTCCGGGCTGACCGCGCCCGTGCGCGCGGCAGCGTCGGTGGTAAGCACCGCGACGAGCACCGTGCGTCAGTTCGCCGGTGAGATGGCTGTGCAGCGGTCCCTGGCCGAGGCGACCGGCCAGTCGGTCAGTCACCTCGGGTCGGCGGTCAACGCGTTCAACACCAGCACGGTGCCCGCAGTCGCCGCGGCCCGCAGCTTCCGCGACCAGACCATCGCGATCCGGGACGGCGCGGCCGCGGCCGGACAGCCGATCAGCACGTTCACCGCCGCGCTCAGCACACTGGTCGAGCGGTCCCCGGCGCTGTCGGCGATGAAGGACAGCTTCACCACCGCCTCCGAAGGCGCGCAACGGTTCGGCGGGTTGGCCGGCACCGCCGCCGCAGCCGGCACCGGCTTGAAGCTCGCCGCTGGCGGTCTGGTCTCGGCGCTGGGCGGCCCGTTCGGGATCGCCATGGCCGGCGCGTCCCTCGGGTTGGGGCTGCTCGCGTCGAACCAGGAGGCCGCCGCGAAGGCGGCGGCCGAGCACAAGCAGGCCGTATCCGACCTCGCCGGCACCCTGGACAAAACCACCGGGGCGATCACCGAGCAGACCCGGCAGCAGCAGGCCCAAAAGGACGCCTCGAACGGTGTGTCCGACGCGGCCGACCGGCAGCACATCGCCCTGAGCGCGTTGCTGGACGCGCAAACCGGCAACGCGGATGTCATGACCTCGGTCAACCGGCAGCTGCGGGACCAGTCGAGCGAATGGCTGCACAACTCGACGAACATCGACCAGATGTCCGGCGCCCTGCACGAAGCAGGCCTGACGTTCAACGATTTCAACGAAGTCGCCGTCGGGAACCAGGCGGCACTGAGCAAGGTCAAGAACGCCATCGCCGACGTCGGGCAGCAATCCCCCGAAACCGAGGCCATGCTGGGCCAGCTGCTGGACGACGTCCAACGCGGCTCTACTGATTTCAGCACCTTGGGCGGCGCGATCGGCGGCGCGAACGACAACCTTTCGGAGGCCCAGCGGCAGGTCGACCAGACCGCGCAGGCCATGGGCACCTCGACCACCACGGCGTCCTCGCTGATCACGTCGATGAACACGCTGGCCGATTCGACGTCCTCCGCGGCGGACAAAACCTCTGCCCTCAAGAGTGCCCTGGATTTGCTACACGGCGGGCAGATCGATCTGGACGCGGCGCAATCCACCCTGAACGGAGCGTTCAGCGATTTCCAGCAGACCCTCAAGGATTCCGCGCAGCAGGCCGGTGTCTCGATCGACCAGCTCGGCCAGTCACTGGTCGGGCTGAACGGCTCGATCGACACCAGCACCAAGGCAGGACAGCAACTCCAGTCCTTTGTGCACGACCTGAGTGGCGACATGGCCGATGTCGCGACCCAGACGTTCAAGGTCAGCCAGGCGGCCGGCGACAGCTTGCCGCAGAGTTTCAAGAAGGTCGAGGAAGCGACCGCGGCGACCCGGCAGCAGTTCATCGCGATCGCCGAGTCGATGGGTATCAGCGCGACCGCGGCGAACACGTTGGCCGACAAGTACGGCTTGATTCCCTCGCAGGTCGCCACGCTGGTGACCACCCAGGGCACGGCGCCGCAGGTGCAGCAGGAAGTCCAGGGCGTCATCGACAAGATCCACGCCACGCCGGACCAGAAATCGGTCACCGTCCACTCCATCACCGATGCCGCCGCCGCGGCGTTGCAGGCCATCGGGTTCCAGGTGATCCACCTGCCCAACGGGCAAGTGGCGATCGGCGCCAACATCGACGCCGCGCAGGGCGCCCTGAACACCTTGATCGCCCGGATCAACGCCAGTAGCGGCACCGTGCGTATCAACGCGGTCAGCACCCACGGCGTGCAGGTCCCGCAGGCCGCCGGCGGGCTGGTCGAGGCGTGGGCGGCGGGCGGGATGCGCCCGATGCGCGGCGGCTACGCCCAGATCGTCCCGCCCAACGCCCTGCGGATCATCGGTGACCGGGTCATCGACGACGAGGCCTACATTCCGGTGAACGCATCATCGAGGTCGCAGAGCATCTTGCTGGAAACCGCCCGCCGCATGGGTTACGCGCTGGTGCGGGCCTACGCCGCCGGCGGCATCAACGGGGCACCCCAGACCAGCGGCCACGCCCCGGCGGCCGGACCGACGATCAACAACTACAACACGGTGTCCCGCAACGAGGACGTCATGACCGTCGCCGAGGTCGTCGCCAGCCGCACCGCCTGGCAGTTGCGGAACACACGCCGATGACGACACTGCTGCAGCCTCCGATCTGGACGATCGGCGCCTGGTCGGCCAACGTGGTCGACGTCAACGGGGTGATGTGGGTCAGCCCGTCCTCGACGGGCTGGTTCGACCCGCTGCCGGTGCGGGGATCGGACATCGACATCCCCACCGAGGACGGCAGCTACTCCACCCCCACGACACGCGGCGAGCGGGTCATCACGATCCCCGGGTACGCCAAGGCACCCAGCCCGGGGGCCCCGGACGCGGCCGCCGACCAGTTCACCTCCCTGCTGTACGGAGGCCTGGATACGTTGTCGGTGCAGGAGAACTCGCGTGTCCTGACCGCGCGGGTGAAGTTGGGCAACGGCTGCCAATTGGATCGCACGTCGCCGACGGGGTTGGAATGGCAGCTGGTGCTCATTGCGCCGGACCCGTATCGGTATCTCGCGCTGCCCTCCCAGAGCACCGGGCTGCCGGCCGCGTCAGGCGGCGTCGACTACACCGGGGCCGGCGCCGGTGGCGTCGACTACACCGGGGCCGGCGCGGGCGGTGTCGACTACGGGCTCGTAACCAGCACCGGGCTGATCCAACTGACCAACCCCGGCGTCGCCGACGCGTGGCCGAAGTTCACGATCTCCGGCCCGACCGACGGTGCGACCCTCACCAACCCGATCGTCGCGCAGATCAGCCCGGCCCAACAACTGGCCTACACCAACGTGCTGCAGACCGGTGACACGCTCGTCATCGACACGAATCCGCGCCACCGCAGCGTCTTGTTGAACGGCGTGTCCTACGGCCGGTTCCTCACCAGCCGTCAATGGTTCCGGGTGCCGCCCGGCCAATCGATCACGTGCCAGTTCCAGGGTGTCTCGGCATCCATGACCCCAGTGCTGACGGCCTCGCTGTCCGCCGCCTTCTGACGGAGGAGATCCTATGGCGACGACCTACGCCATCGGTGGGTCCAGCGGCAACGCCGGCGGCACCCACACCATCCAATCGCAGGACAACGCCCAGCGGGTGCGTTACTACGACCTGGCGCTCCTCATGGAGGGCGCCACCGGCAACAACCAGCTCAACACCGCGCGGCCCGGTGTCCTCGTCGGCGGCGACGGTTTCGCATCCGGTGTGCCGCAGGCGATGCGGGCCAGCGCCTCGGGCTCAGGTCTGACGGTCAACCTGTTCCTGGGTGCGGCCGTGGTCGAACGCACCACCCTGGTCGGCAGCTATCTGGTCACCGTGAACAGCACCGGTGTGGTAACGCTGACGACCGCGAACGGCATCAACCCGCGGATCGACCGCATCGATCTGCAGGTGTTCGACGGCGCGAAGGGCGACAACGGCGGCACCAGCCTCACCCAATACCTCGTCACCACCGGTGTGGCGGCAGGCTCGCCGTCGCCTCCCGCTGCGCCGTCGAACTCCATTCCCATCGCGCAGATCACGGTGGCCGCAGGGCAAACCGTGCTCACCGGCGGCGAGTTCGCCGACAAACGCCGCTCCACGGCGCCACGCGGCGCGATCCGACCCCTGCTACCCGGCGACGCTGTCACCGATCCAGGGTTCATGCTCGGAGAGTTGCGCGATACCAGCGTGGTCGCCACACAGGGCACGATCGACCGCTGGAACGTCGTCACCGGCGTCTGGGACACCCTGGCGTTGACCGGCGCCGGCGCCGGGCAGGCCCGGTACCGGGCCGCCAGTTCAGGCACCCAGGTGCTAGCCGCCGGGAGCAACCTCGTGCAGTTCCCCGTCGCGGACTACACCTGCCCGGACGTCGTGGCCAGCGGCACCAACAACACCACGTTCACGTTCCAACGCGGCGGTCTGTGGCGTATCACCGCAGACACCCGCATCGGCGACACGACCGCGTCGATCACCAGGTTCCTACAGATCAGTGATGCCGCACTGACACAGGTCTACGGCACGGACGACATCCCCTCGCCGGCGGCCGGCGCGATCGTGGACATGAACTGCTCCGCGGAGCAGCGGTTCGCGGCCGGCGCCTCGGTGGTCATCAACGCCATCTCCTCCGCGACCGGGTCGATCGACCACCCCAACGCCGCGCTGGCCGGTCGCACCGCAGTGAGTTTCACCTGGGTCCGGGCATGACGACGCGTGGCTACTACGCCCTGGTGTACCTCACGGTCACCGGCGAGGTGGTCGGGACGATCCCGCTGGCCACCACGCCCACCTGGCAGCAGGTCTACAACGCCGACGGCTCGTGGACGATCGAGACACCGCTAGGCGCCGAGGACGGCATGTCCCGCGACGACCTGGCCGACCTCACCGACGACTGGCGATTCTCGATCGCCGTGTGCCGCGGCGACGGGTCGCCCAGCGACTACGTGTGCCAGGCCGGCCCAATCCTGTCCGACGCCGAGCAGGACAAGGACCCGCCCACGCTGCAGATCGGCGGTACCGGCCTGTGGCCGGTGCTCAAGGCCACCTTGCAGGTCCCGTCCACGTGGAACGGTGTGTCCGTCGGGTTGGGTGCGGGCGCGGACAGCACTTATACGTCCAGCATGCAGGGCATCGCGGTCGCGGTGCTGGCCAACGCGAAGACCCGCAACCCGGTCCCGCTGGACCTCCCGGTGGCTATCGCCGGGTCGACGACCCGCTCAGAGTTCGGCTACAACTTCAACACCGCCGGCGACTTCCTCTACGCGCTGACCCAGGACGCCGCCGGCCCCGATGTGCTGCTCAAGCCCTATCGGTACGACGACAGCCACATCCATCACCTCGCGGTGATCGGCACGCCGAGCCTGGCCAACGCGGGTAACCCGCTGGTATTCGATTACCCGGGCAACATCCTCAAGATCCTGCGCACCCGCAACGGATCGGCCCGCGCGCGCACTACCTACCAGAAGGGCAACGGGTCCAGCTACGACACGATGTGGGCCTCGACCACGAATACCAGCCTGGATACCGTCGGATTCCCGAAGCTGGAGTCGGTCAGCATCAGCACGTCGGCCAGCGCTGACCAGGCCACCTTGCAGGGCGCGGCCGCGGGAGCGGAGGCCCTGAACATTCAGCGCCAAGTGCTGTGGGACGTGACCGCGCTGATGGACGACGAGGACGTGCCGTTCGGCTCGTTCGACCCGGGCGGCACCGCGCAGTACAACCTGCAGGGCCACCGGCTCATCCGCGACGGCGTCTACTCCCGCCGCATCCTGGGCCTGTCCAACGGCGACACAGCCGACACCTACAAGCACATCGTCGCGGCGATGACCAGTGCCTAACACACCGAACTACACCACGGGCACCGACGCCATCGCCGCCGAGTTCGCCGAGCTGCGCCGCCTTATCAAGACCCTGTCCAACCGCAGCGGCACCCGCTCGCTCGCCGACGCCAACGGCGTCACCGTGTTCGCCCTGGATCCCGTAGCGGGATTGGCATTGCCCTACGCGCACATCCCGATGTACCCGACGTTCCTGCCAAGCAACTTCGCCTCCGGTGTACCGCAGTCCTCCGCGCAGATCACCAACGCGCAGCTGGCCACGGAGAAAACCCTGTGGCAGGGCCGTATCGGCGAGGTCCTCAACCCGGCGGTGTACGTCGAGGGAATCTGGGGTGACGCCAGCGTCGGCGACAACGCCGTCTACACCTTCCAGGTCAAGGTGGGATCGCCGTTGGTGTCAATCGGCACCTGGAACGTCACCGGCGCAGCCGTGAACGGGAAACATGTGTTCGATCTGCACTCCTCTGTCGGCCTTTCCAGCCTGGACATCGTCATCACCGCGAGCCAGACCGCCGCCGGCGCGTCGACGAACGCGTCCGTGCAACTGCTGGGCCTGAGCCTGGGCCCGACACCGCCCAGCTTCGGCTGACAAGTCGATTTCACGAAAGAGAGTCCACATGATCCGTAGGAGGTTCGGGTCGCTGGGGGAAGCTCGCTCGCATATGCTCTGGATGACGGCCGTGTTTTTCACCATCGGCATCACCCTGATACTCCAGCCCGAGCGCTTTGCTAATACCCCAGCATACGGCAACCTGCTGGCCGTTTTTGGCCAAACCGTGTGGGGCATCTTTTACATGGCCGGCGCGGCTTTCGCCGCGATTTCTTTCCTGCTGTATCGCCGCAAGGTGCTAGTTGCCGTGGCGATGTTCGCCGCTGGCATCGATGCGCTGGCCTGGTGGCTGGCATTCGATGAGCGCTACATCACGGACAAGGGAACCACGATTGTCAACGTCGTATCGTGGGCGACCTACCTGTACCTGATCATCCGCAGCGTCATCACGCTCGACGACGCTCTCGATGAGATCGAGGTGCCGTGAGCGGTGGGGAAATCACGGCGTGGCTGGTGGCCGCTGCCCCGTTCGTGGGACTGCTTATCTCGTACATCGTCCGCAGGCGAACCGCCAAGCACCGGGAGCAGGCCGCAGCGGCCAAGGCGATAGCTGATACGGCTGCTGCCAAGGAGGCGGCAGCCGAAGCGGAGCGCAAATCTGACCGAGAAAACTTCGCGACCATCAACTCCGCGATCCAAAGGCGCGAAGCCGAACTTGACCGGCAACTGACCGAGCGCACGCGGGAACACAACCAGGAAATACGGACCCTGAAGGCTGAGCATGCTGCGGAGACCAGAGAACTGCGGAATCGGATAGAGGTCCTGGAAAAGCAGGTCGAGACACTGCGAGGCTTGGTGAACGAGCGGCGGCCACCATGACCGGTGTCGTCCTGGCAATCCTCTACCTGTTCGTCTCCGTCGAATCGGTCGCGCTCCAGGTCGTGTCGTTGGTGCGGTTGCGCGGCGGATTGTCGGGCCCGGTCCACCGACATCTGGTTCGAACGGTGGCTACCCGAGTGGTCGTGATGTCGGTCTATGTGATGGTCGCGGTGGTGAACCTGCTGACGCACTCGCTGCTCACCCCGTCCGGGACAGCGATCTTTACTGCCGTCGCGGTGGTATGGCAACTCAACTCTTTGGCCGACGCCCGACTGGGGCGCGATTTGGCAACCAACCAGGAGGAAGCATGACGTTCTCGATTCAGGCCGCCGGCACGGCCGACGAGGTCCGCAAGCAGCTCGCCGCGATCGACTTGACTTATGGCGGCGACCTCGGCGTCGCCGTGAAGTCGTTCCTGGCCAACGAGGCCCTGGCCGGTGTGTCGGAAAGTGAGCTGCCCGACCACCCAAGGCCGATGTTCGTCGTCGATGCCAACGGTCACAGCGACGCGCACAACCTCAGCCTCAACATCACGGTCCGGCCGATCTGGGTGCCGCGCGTGAAGGACGACGCCTGATGGTCGACAACCAGCACAAGCAGATCAGCGGCTACCGAGACCTCTCGCAGGACGAGATCGACGCCATCAACGAGATCAAGGCATACGAGAAGACCGTCGGTGAACTCTGGCGCCGCGTCGGCGACGTCGAGGGCGTCGATCGCCGCTGGATGGCCATCGCGCGGACGCACTTCGAAGAGGGCTTCAGTGCGTTCGTGCGCGCCGTCGCCCAGCCGGAACCGAGCTTCTGATGGGCACCGTCCACATCGCCGGGCCCGATATCCAGGTCGGTTCGCAACTGCGGCAGCGGTGCGGGTGGTGCGGCGCTGTGCTGATCGACTACGCGCTCGACCGGTTGATGTACGAGGCCGACACACCACCCGAGCAACGACGTCCCGCGACGTGGCCGGTCGGCGCCCTGATCGAGGTCGACGGCGGCATGTCGGTGATCGTCAACCACGAGGACGGGGCTCAGTTGCCGCCCAACGCGTGCGCGCAGCTCGATCACGCGGTGACGGCGTGATACAGAACTGCGCCGATCCCTACTGCGCCGGCTGCGCAATGCCCTCGCGGTCATGGAACCAGCACACGCCCATCCAACACGTACCCGTGGTGAACCGGCCCAAGCGTGACCGGCGCAAGCAGGCCGCCAAGCGTGCGGCGGCGAAGAAGGCACGGAACCGACAATGACGGCTGGAAAATGGGGCGACGCGGCCGGCAAGCCCGACCCGAAACAGGCTCGCGCGCAGGGCTTCGAAGGCCTGATGCTGTATTTCGGCACCCCGTGGCTATCGAAGAACTGCACTGCGGCTTACTACCGGGCGGTGCGCGCGGCGGGCCTGGGTGCGATCGGCGTGGTGGAGCACGACCAGCACGACGCCGAGCTCGGTGCGTCCGCTGGCGCCAGCTATGGGCAGGCCGGCCTGGCGGACATGGCCGCTCAAGGCGCCATCGGTATTCCGCTGGGTGTGACCGCCGACGAGCATCTGACCGCCGGCCAGATCTCCACCGCTATCGCGTTCCAGGCCGCAGCCAGCAAGGTCATCAGGGCCGCCGGCCGGCGGGCGATGGGCTACGGCTTCAGCGAGTTCATCCACGCGCTGCGGCCGGGCAAGCTCGTCGACATCGAGTGGCAGGCCGGTGCCCGGTCCCTTGTGGACTCGCTGACGCACATCTGGCAGGACAACACCGGCACCGAGATGGTCGGCAGGGTAATCGTAGATCGAGATTGGCTGCGCAGACCGCTACCTGGAGGAGACATGCTCGACCCCGCCAACCCCAGCGACGCCACCGTCATCGCCGGCGCCCAGTCCTGCCTCCCTGGCGTGGGCGGACAGCACCCGGCCGGAGACCTGTTCCTGTTGGTCTACGGCGTCCAGCAGCAGCTCGCCGCCCTCGACGGCTCACTGTCCACACACGACGCAGCGATCCTCGCCGCGGTGCAGGCCGCCGACACGGACACCAAGACCGGCGTCGCCCAGATGCTGGCGGCCATGACATCCGGCGGTGTGGATCCGAAGCTGTTCGCCGACGCACTGGCCCCGCTGCTCGCGCCGCTATTGTCCGTCGGCGCCACGCCGGCCCAGATCGGCGACGCCGTCGTGGATGCGCTCGAGGCTCGTCTGGCCGCAATCCCGGCCGCTGGAGGTGCCGCATGATCAAGCGGTATTCGAAGGCGTTCGGCGCGTTGCTGGGCGCGCTCACCCCGGCCGCTGTCGTCACCGTCCTCGCGATGTTCGACGTGCATGTTGACGTCACGCTGGCCGCCGGGATCTGCACGGTGTGCGGCACCATCGCGACCATCGCGTTCCCGGCCAACGCGACCAAGCCAGCCGCGGTGACGTCGGCGCCCACGCCTACGCCGCCGGTGAGCTGACCATGCCGCTGCCTGGATCGGTCGCCACCGTCACCCTCGGTGGCACCGTCGAGCACCCCACCACCGGCCAGCTGGCGACCGGCACGGCCACATTCGAACTGCCCGCCGCGCTGGCCACCAGCGAGGGCTACGTGCTCGGCGACGAGGTACCCGCCAGCTACGCCATCGCGAACGGCGCGTTCGTCAACCAGCCGGTCCTGCCAGCCAACGACAGCCCCGGCCTGGTACCGCAGGGCTGGACCTACAGGATCACCGTCGCCACCGACGTGTGGGCTGCCGTGTTCTACGCATCGCTGCCCTCCTCGCCGACCACGACCACGCTGGCCGCGCTGTACGCGCAACACGCCACCGCGCCGGTCGCGGGGACCTCGTACGTGCCGCTGTCCGCGTTGGGCGCCGCCAACGGTGTCGCCACCCTCGGTTCGGACGGCATCCTCACCGCCAGTCAACGCCCGGCCGCCGGTTCCGGGTCGGTCACCTCGGTCACGGCCGCCGACGCCACCATCGTCATCGGCGGCACGCCGACCGTCGCGCCCACGGCGCGCGTCGGTGCGATCCCCCAGTCGCAGGTCACCAATTTGGCCACCGACTTGGCCACGCTGACCAGCGGTGTGTCCGCCGCAGCTCGCAAGCCGATCATCCGGAAGGCCCGGATCACGTCCGACACGGTCACCACACCCGACACTGGCGGCGCGTGGCAGGTGCTCCAGCAGCACCTCGGTGGGCCGTTCGAGATCGACATCCCGGCGGCCGTGGGCGACTGGGTGGAGATCGACTACAACGACATGATGCGGCTGAACAACTCGAGCAGCTACTTCGATGTCGGCGTGGTGGTCGGTTCCCTCATCGTGCGATTCCTGGCCAACGACACCAACATCGGCGCGGTTGAGGGCGACCCGGCCACCTACCCCCAGCCGTCGAACTTCCTCGGGCACCCGGGCGCACGAGGGTTCGACGTGACCCCGGGCGACCTGGATGGCGGGAACGTGCGGTTCTGTCTGGTGGTCAAGTCGACAGGCGGGAACCTGCTGTTCGCCGAGGACGATTACCAGTTCTATTGGCACGCCAAGAACCTCGGCCCACACCTCTGA